GAGACTCCATGAAGGAGATCTCGTTGAAGCAGGCTGTGAAGTAGGTAAGCCCAAGCATCTCTGGGTCAGTCCAGCCTAGCCCGGTTCCAAGAATGTAGTGAAGGTTCGGGAACCTGTCTTGGAATTGAGTAATGGTCCAACCAAGCTGACTTCCGATAAAGTCAGGAACATCCATGGTCGCATAGGACTTGCCCTGCAACCCGAACATCTTGGCCATATCGAACGTTTGTAGTCCCATTAGTACCTCCTTTGTATGAAGCCGACAACTGCCGTTACTGTGATAGTGGTAGTTGTTGCGATCTCGGTTGCGAATCTCAGGAACAGATCTCCAGAAGACGTAGCGTCAATGATCCCCTGTACGATACATGTGTTGAATGCGCCGGTGAACAACGATGAGGCCATCACGCTTCCGCCATCGTAAACTCGGAACTGGTTCTGTCCTCGATCTCCAACAGCGGTTGTTTGGCCAACAGAGGCTGACAAGTAATTGAACGTCGGCGTCCCATTCACGCTGAACCACGCCCCTGTTGTTGTGGCATTGGCCGAGTACGTGGCAAAGAACTCGAAGTAATACTGTCCGGCACCCGGAACCGTCACCTTGGCACTGCTGTGTACGTTAGCAAGGGCGATAGATGTTGTCGCCTGTGATCCACCCGTGTACGTCAGATAGGTTGGGGCAAAGAAGCTGTGCCTTGTTAATGGATCCGTAGCTGAGTCAAGTATGGTTGACGCTTGATCGGCTGTAAGGTCTACTGGGTTTACCGTACCGGCACCAACTGGCGATCCCTTGAACGTTGCCGCAGGTACGTCAGCCAGCTTTGCGTTGGTTACCGCATCTGCGGCTATTGTAGCCGCCTGAGAACCGGATCCCGGACCAGCGGTAACGTCACCAGTAAGCTCAGTAATACCAGTGTCCGCTGGTAGGTTTGATGTTCTTACGAATGGGTCAGCTGCTCCGTCCAGTATGTCCGAAGCATCGTCGGCGTCAAGATCCTCTGGATCTCCGGAGCCTGCCGTGACCCTCCCCTTGAATGTCTGGGAGGCCATGCTGTCAAGCTTGGTGTTGTCTACAACGCCCGGCTGTATCGTGGCGGCTTGGGAGCCAGATCCGGGGCCAGCGGCGACATCTCCAGTAAGTTCTGTGATCCCGCCCCCTCCGCCTCCAGCAAAGAACTCAAGTCCGGTCTCTGCTGCGTTCACGCGGACGGACAGGAGGGCTTGACCCACGTAGCTGTTTGGTACATCAGTAAGCTGCGTGAACTCCGTAGCGCCTGCATCGGTCTGCATACGGAAGATCACAATAGCTGTACCAGCGCCTAGCGTGTCGATGTCAACCGTCCCTGAACTGGCTGCGCCTTGTGCCTTGATCTTGTCTCCCGCGACAGCAACGATCGGGATCAGGCCAGTATAGGCCATCTGAAGATCATCGCTTGTGTTGGGGGTGAATGTGTAGCCAATGGACGAGTCCACTTCGGAATAACCACCACCGGCGTCTACGACAAGTCGAACCTTGTGCTGGGCTCTTGATGCACCCGTATCGGCTGTCATCTTGAACCCGACGAAGTACGTACCGTCTGACTGGAACTCGAACTCAGCCCCTGTTCGTACAATATCAGCAGCTGTCTGAAGGGCCACCGATAGTACGATGTCGAGCCAGCTCCCGTCCATTGGGAGCGTATTGACCCCGGCGTCACGGTACAGTGCGATCGGGAACGCCCCTGTTCCGCCACCTCCACCAGATGGAGTGAAGCGAAGGATCTCATCAGCCCCGCCGTTGATGATAGCGGCAGTGGCGTTGACGATCTCGATCTTGTCGATCAGTGTGCCGGGAGTAGTGTCAGTAACCGAAGCCAGAACAAGGTGATCGTCACCCGGTCCGCTCGTGATAGCTGTTACCCGGCCCTTGTTGTCAACAGTCAGGATCGGGTCGGTATAGCTACCGGCAAATGCCCCGATCGTAGCAAGAACAGCCGGAACCGTTCCTGTGCCCGGCCCAGCCAGCACATCTCCGGTAAGTTCAACGATACCAACACCACCTCCACCGCCATCGCAACAAACGCCAGCTACTGCGGTGATGTCTATTACAGCCTGTTCTGCACCGGCCTGTGTATTGGTCCATGCGGGGAACGACGGAGGAGTAGTACGAAGATCAATTACGATCCGCTCTCCGTTCTTTCGGTCAACGTAAACCTCGTACCAGTTTGGGGTGGACTGTTGGGTTCGGGCATAGGACACCTTTACGATCTCCGTACCTTGTACGCCGTACGCAAAAGTCCTCGTGGAGAACTCAATTCTATCCGTTGAGATAACGACGTCCACTCGTACCTTAGTTTTGGCAGATCACCCAAACGTGATCGTCAGCGTCAACAACGATAAACTCCTGACAATCAAGGGGTTCCATAGTGCAAAGATAGGTTAAGATGGGAATGGATGGAGCTGATCTGATCATCGCCTACATCAAGGCAAAGAAGGGTATTGAGATACCGGGTATCGCTGAACCAACGACCCCGGATCAATGGCTGTTGTACAATGACGCAGTGAATACTGCTGCGAGGTGGTGGTTGACAGAGGGGAAGTATGCACAAGAGGATTGACCCGCTTACTGCCATCGGTAGACGATGGATGTATCCAAGGGATCATGTCGTTGGCCTGATCCTTAAGGCTCATCCAGCGTGGTCTGCCTCCGTTCCTGATAGTCAAGAAGGGGTATACGACTGCATCTTCACGCGTGGAGAAGAGATGGTCATGCTGGCCGAGATCAGGTCCCGTGGCTACTGTACTGGGGATATACCACTGACCGAGCGCATGGTCATGCGTGGCGGGTATGTCGTGAACTGGGATAAGCTGGAGTCTCTTGGTAATCGGTCCCAAGAATTTGGTATCCCATCCTCCTTGATCGTTGATCTCCCCATTGAGGGGAAGGTGATGATGATCAAGCTGACCGATGATGCTGGTGAGTACAGGCCACCGATCCATCTTCACATCGACAAGAGGAACGACAGGATCTTGGCTCAGGTATACCCGACTCCGGATCACATCAGGGTCTATCCTTACCCCTCACCGGGCATGATCTCGGTTCCGATCTCCTGATCACCGTATATGGGCTGTCCCGTAGTCAGCATGTAGCCACGTTCTCCGCACCCGGAACAGTCGAGGTGTTTCAGCATGACCCCGTACGGCAGCTGGGTCATTTCCCTTTCGAGACACAGGGCGCACATCAGCTCCACTACGATCACGTAGGGAGAGTTAAGCTCGTCGTCAATCGGCATCCTCTTCGTTGTTTCTGCGGCGGTTCTTGTGCTTTCTGTTGCCTTGGCAGTGCGGACAATCTCCGTGGCAGCGGCAACTGCGATCCACCTTCTGCGCCCGCTTCTGGTACTGGCGCCTCCAGTCCTTGCGTCCCGGATACTCATTATCGAATGCCATTTCTTATCCCAGTGTTGGGCGGATGGCGAGCAGGTAAGTCTCCTTGGACCCAACCTTTATGCGGACCTTCTTGCCAGTGCGCCACGATTCTGCAATGGCTCCAAGTACCCGGAGCGATCCACCCGGAGTTCTGGCAAGGCGCCGAAGTGTTGCTGATTGATAGGCTTTCATGGCCACGAAGATAACTACGCTTACTTAAGCTTTCCTCCGCATCCGGGGCAGTAATTCGTCCCGACGTAGTTGCCATCGTTGCCGAACCCACAGTTAAGGCAGCGATCTTCTACTTCATCCCATTCCACCTCTTCCACCACACGGAGCGTGCCTCTGTCGATCAGGTCTTCATAGAACTTAACGATCTTCTCTGCGCACTCAATAGAGTGCATGTCAGTTGGCCAGAAGTTTGCGTCCTTCCAATCCTTAAGAAGCCTTGCCATTTTCCTCTCGTTGTTTAGCCCAGTACCGATCCTTGTCTCTGGCCAGCTTCCTGTTTCTCTCGTCCTCTGACATCTTCCGCTGCTTGTCCGGTATTACCATCACTCGGTACCTGACAGCCAGAAGATACTTTTTCTGCTCAGGTGTGAAGAAGTTCTCTTCAAGAGAGGCCAGCTGCTCTGGTGTTAGTCCGGAGTCAAGGCAGAACTCATCATCCGCCCACAACAGGCGCCTCTTGCGGTACATTGAGGATGTCATTCCTCGGTATCGCTCCAGATAACGTACAGGCCAAAGAATATGGCCAGCAGGCCGACTCCTATCAATACAGGGATCACGCTCATGTTACTTCTTTTTGGTTCTGGTTTCCTTTCCTTCTTCGATGAGCTTGAGTCTACGATCCATCAGATCAAGGCCACGAGCTACGCCGGGAAGTAGGTTGTCAAGCATGGACTTGCACTGACGCTCAACCCCTGCATCATCGACCTTGTCGTACATATTGCAGGTTGATCTGTCGGACAGACGGAACTCGATATGCCCGAACCCTTCGGCATCTGGATCTGATCGCATGATCGTCCCACCCAGTGCCTTGAACAGCTTCGTATGGTAGCTGTCGTCCCGCCTTGCGATAGCCTTGTTGAGCGAAGCTATGGACTCGTGGAGAACGATCTCCTGCTTGCGTGCATTGTCACGCATGAAGTACTGCGTGTCGTTCAGGTCATCAAGGCGGAACTTATTGGAATCGCGAAGGTCCTTGATCTTTCGACCCATTACCTCGAAGCACATCCATACGGCAACAGCTAAACAGACAAAAGCAATCCAGATCCACATGTGTTCTCAATTTGGCCAGCCAAAGTACAACAATGTTGGTACGGATGCAAGTCCAAGGGACCAATGGTTGGGCTACGCCATTAACACTTCATTCACAACTTTTAACAACTCTGCTATTGACAATGTGATCTCCGGATTGGTAACATAGTGCGCGCACGCGGCAGTGCGCGGGAAAGGAATCTTTGAACGCCGTATCCAATCCTCGCTGGCACTCGTATTGTCTACTCCAAAGAAAAAGGAAAATAGTGTACTAACGTACACCATTGGAATACTTGCAGTAGGATCTGCTGAATCAGGTATCTACTTCGTATCTACCTTCTCCATCAGATAAAAAAAGAAAGAAAAGAAAATATAACATAGAGTATTAACTATAGTATATTAACTATGTATTTTCTTTTGTATGTTATTAACTACGTGTTAACTACTGCAGATATCTACATGGAGAAATCTTCGATCTAAGCCACGATCTAACCTCGTGGCCTATCGGAATACCACCAAGGAGCCTAAAGTCTCCCAGAACGAAAGAAACAAGCCTTCCTGATGGGATGGCCAGAACCTCGGAGGTAGTCCTTCGCCAGTCCACCTCGCCAACCTCGGTGGCCTGATCTCACCAAGGAGCGTTCGGCCAGACACCGAAGGGAGCCGAAGGCGGGAAGTCTGTTCCGCCGCCATTTTCCATTTGCTTTACCATGAAACAAGAACACCCCGGATCTCTCCGAGGTGTCTCGTCCAAGTGCGGCACACTATGCCCCGGCCCAGGAAAGTATGATGACCCGCTCCCGCCTCGTCAGACGTTCGGACCTGTCGATTCAGGTCGGTTAGTGCGATCCCTTTCGGGAGTCGTTCCGAGTACTCGCACACGGGGATGGATTCGAACCACCGACCTTCAGTGTTGGAGACCGCTGCTCTGACCAGACTGAGCTACCCGCATGTATAGTGACCGCAAGGCTGGGCGATTAACTCCAGCTATTGAAAAATCTGAATCCAAGGTAGCGACCCTTGGGTCCTGCGATCACTTGCTCTCATGACAGGCATCGAACCTGCACCTATCCCCAGCGCCGGGGATCGCTCTTCCCAATTTGAGCTACATGAGAAACCATCCGGACAGCTTCCTACCTGCGCTACAAAGATATACAGACCAATGGAAAAGAACAAGAACAAAGTGACGGACCGTTACCAGATCTCGCGGGCTACATTCACCCAAGCTGGCCCAAGAATCACAAGAGGAAGAACGGGTACTTAAAGAAAACACCCCCACCCCTTTACAGATCACCTCATAGCTTAACTCACAGAGAGAGAACCAAGGAATAGGGTACCTACCCAATAGGCCAGCAGATCGAATGTATCACCGATCCCAAGCAGCTTTAGCCGGAGGATCACTAACGACCGTGTATGGGTAGCCGTCAGCTGGTAGGTCTTTCCGTCCCGGAGGGATGTGATCAGGACCGTAGTTCCCGTACTCAGCGGAGCTGTATCGTTCTCCGGTCTTTGAGTGGACGTAGTGCTTCATAGAGGCGAATGTAGGGAATTGGGATCAATCTGGTTGTTGGGGTACTTGTGTCCTGTTGGTGCCCGTATCATTCTGGATCTGGGGGACTCTCCCCCCCTGTTAACCACCCCCACCCACCCCCAAAGGGAAACCGTCCAACAAACGGCTACGGCGGACCCAAAAAGGGACCCTACTTGACAGCTATCTTGTCATGTTGTTGACGGCTATCACGTCAAGTTATTTTCCATGGGAACTACTGCACCCGTATCCTTTTACATGGGAATTGATCCCTTGGGATGCAATGGACCAAAAGATCCGTAAAGCAAACGTTTGTTGGATGGCTGATCATTGGTCATTCACTTAACAGTGTTAAGTTTGTTAACAGCGTTAGCTGTCATGTTGTCATGTGGACATACTGTCATGTCATTGTGTCAGTAGCTGTCATTGTGTCATGGTGTGTTTCAATGTGACGAATGGTGAGTAACCCCCCTTGGAATATCCCAACGGATCGCCTATATCGCGTGCGTCGCACGCATACGCACGTTCATACCTATGGGCAAGGGCTCCGATAGCTGTTCATAACTTATTTTCCCTTTCACTTGCTTTTTCCATTTCCGTGATATTACTTCGTCCCAGTGTTCAGCCTATCACCACGGACACACGTTCTTTCAGTATCGGGACCAGGGTGGAACAATAGCCCACGGATGAACGCATAACGGTTCGTCACATAGCTATTGACGTTCCATTTTCTTTTACTTCCTTTGTCCCGTTATGTTCTTTGACATACTGGGTGGCCTTCCTGCAATAAGGATATAAGTACCACCGCGTTCTATTGCCTGCCGCTCCTACTGTTGCGCTCCTTGACCGGATGCGTTGAACATAGGGCCAGGGTGGATCTTCCGTTCGTTCGGAGGGGCGGCACGAAAAGCCTCAATTCCGAGGTAAGGGGATAGCTACGCCCTTAACTGTAGTTAACTACCAAATAGTTAAGCAAGATGGAAAAGCAAGTGAACGACGGCCTGAACATTGAACAGGCCAAGGGTATCGTGGAGCGCTTCACGGCCTTCGTTGGCAAAGAAGATGCGAACGCGGAACCCTTCCGTGAAGGTCTGGCCCCTATTGTGGGTCGGGTATCTGATCGGCTGGTGAAGGCCTGCGAAGATCTCCGCGCATCCGGCATGGAAGATCGGGCGATATTCAATACCTTGAAAGAGGTACTTTGCCCGGCATCTAAAGAGATAAAAGCGGGCAAGACGGTGACGGTGCGAAATTGGCGCTGCGGCATGGCCCAACAAACCTTCAGCGTGGTCATGCGTGAACGCTGCGGTATCCGTATGCGGGCCGAACGTTCCGACAAGGGTGCCGCGCTGAAAGTTGAAGGCAATAAACATGCTTCCACGGTGGATGATAGTCCGACCGTGACCGGCGAAGTGATCGCCCGGCAGTTCGCTAAGAACTGGGGTGCCCTTGTGGCATCCATGGACCGCAAGGCTTGTGAAGGGTTGCTGGAAGCGGTGCAGGCGCATCTGAGGGAATTGGAAGCGAAGGAAGCGGCCTAAGGGCCAAAGGAAGATCGGGAGGGGGCGGAAACGCCCCTTCCCTTTCTTTCGTTCCGTTAACTACCAAATAGTTAAGCAAATGAGAACGCACCCAAAGATCAAGGCCGCAATGGATCGCGCCACTACGGACGACCAAAGGAAGGCCGTGGAACAGGCCGACCATGCGGACAAGGTGTCAAGGGCCTATTGGGGCCACGGGCACAAGAACGTAGTGACGAAAAAGTACGTGCTGGACCTAGCCCATGCGATCCTTTTGCGTGAAGGACTAACGTCGGTGGTGGGTCAGGACATTGACGTGTTCCTGCTTAGGTTCTTGCGTGACTACGAAAGCGCGAGCACTGGCCAAGAACAGTAAGCCGCAGGCGTCTGAGAGTTAACTAACGAACAGTTAACGAACATTGCAAAAGATGGAAGGGCTATGCCCTGCCGGTTCGATCCCGGCTGCAATGTCAAGGTGTGCGGTGAAAGGATACTGCGAAGGTCCGGGGACTAACCCGACAACCTTACTCGTACGTCCGGCTGCACACCACCTTAACCAAAAGTAGTTAACGAAATGAAAGCCTTAACGGTTCGTGGCCTGTTTGGCCGCAGGCGAATAACGTCGAAGCATAGCCACGGGATAGCGTTCCGGGAATACCTGCTTTCGTTGCCCATGAACGAGCGGAGGTTAGCCGTGAAAGATCCCGTAGTACGTGCGAAGTACGAACAACGACCACTAACTAACGAGTAGTTAACGAGCAAGCCGAAGGCGGCTGCGAACGAGCGTAACAACGTAAAGCGAGAAAGCATGGCAAACAAAGGACACCTACAAGTTGAACGGCAGCTGGCCGAAGAGCAACCGGACGTTTCACCCGCTCCTTATCAAGACCACAACTTTTCCCATCTATGGGAGGGGCTGAAAAGGGATCTGAAGGGGCATAACAAGGACGAGAAATGAGCTTCTACGTAGGCCAGAAGGTGGTGTGTGTGGACGCATCCGACGGAAGGCTGACCAGTGGCGTGCCGCACAAGCTCGTGGCTGGTGACACATACACCGTGAGCAGGGTAGTATCCATGACCGGGCTGCATGTGAAAGAAGAGCCGCATCGGAACCCGAACGGGTTTTTCGTTGGCCGCTTCCGCCCACTGGACGAACTTGAGCAACAACTGGAGCGCATTGAAAGCGAACCAGTGGAAGAACCAGAATACGCTTAACCAATAACAGTTAACAACATGTGCAAAGAATGCGAACCGATCCGATGGATCAAGATGCCCGGTCCGGGACAGTTCCGGGGTGAAGGAACGTGGATGCTATTGTCTGAAGTGGATCCCGATGCAGATTGGGATCAACTGAAGGACGGAAGATGGCTTCCTGTTCATGAGGGCGACGAGCCCCCAACGAGCTAGACCATTAACTATCAATAGTTACTAATACAGTGCTATGCGCCCCGTAGTGTAATTGGATAACACGACCGGCCTCTACCCGGTAAAGTCCACGTTCGAGTCGTGGCGGGGTGACAACTAACCAACAACGAGTTAACAATGACCAGCCTAGCCATCATACTACTGCTGATGATCGTTGCAGCATGTGTCAACGACAAGGACGATAACTGCCAATGTGGGCATAAACACTGAACGACCATGGACACCCACAAACTCACACGACTTGAAGTGATCGACAGCAAGGGCCGAGCCTATGTTGTTTACACGAAGAAAGGGGGCATTCAGCTGTCCTTTCAGGACGACGATCGGACGCTGAAGGTGTTCGTGGACAACGAAGTACCAGTTGATGACGTGATCAAATCACTCTTTTAACGAACAACACACAGCCAGTAAGCCGCAAGGCGTCTTTGAGCGAGTTTAACGAAGTAACAACGAGCTAATATGAAACCATACCAACACCTCCGGCGCATTGGCGCCTGCGGACCAGCCGTCGAAGCCATGAAAGAAGCCCCAACGTGGGAGAAAGTGATAAGCATGAACAAGGATCCTGAGTGGTCTATGTGGCTGATCGAGAAATTGAAGCTACTGGATAACAAGGAGCTTCGGCTTCTTGCCTGTCGTTTCGTTCGCAAGACCCCGCTTGCTGATGGTCGTAGGGTATGGGACCTGTTGACCGATGAGCGGAGCAGAGAAGCTGTTCGAGTCGCAGAGCGTTATGCAAATGGCCGGGCGAGCGCCAGCGAGCTTGCTGCTGCGCGGGCTGCTGCGTGGGCTGCTGCGGGGTATGCTGCGGGGGATGCTGCGGGGTATGCTGCGGGGGATGCTGCGGGGGCTGCTGCGTGGGCTGCTGCGGGGGCTGCTGCGGGGTATGCTGCGGGGGCTGCTGCGGGGGATGCTGCGGGGGCTGCTGCGGGGGCTGCTGCGTGGGATGCTGCGGGGGCTGCTGCGGGGGATGCTGCGCGGGCTGCTGCGGGGGATGCTGCGGGGGCTGCTGCGTGGGCTTACCAAGCCAAGTACATCAGCCGCAAATACGGCAAGCGAATCGCAGATACGCTGAACTCCAAGTATCCGATCAAATGAGCGACGTGATCACATACAAAGTAGGGCTGAATAAGCTCCGCGATGACGCCAATGCTTCTGCATCTTGGCGTGGACATTCCCTTGAATGGAAACAGCAGATAGCTGGTATACCGTTCGGGTCAACCTTCCGACAAGTATGGGTGGGGACATGCGTCAACTGTGGGTCAGAAGTAATGACCGATAGCTCTCCTATCCGTATCATGGCCAGTGGTCCGGGTGATCGGGATACACGGGTCACGGATCAAATGTCCGGTACTGCCATTGAGCGGGACTGCGGCAGGGTGTCAAGAAAAGAACGCCGTCGTGACTGGATGCGACGCTAACCATCAAATAGTTAAGGACATGAGCAAGCACACACCGGGACCGTGGCACAGCAAGGTTGTGGCCCACGTTGTTGGCGTCGGCGTATTTGATCGACGTGGAATACACATAGCTCAGGTTACATCACTGCGATCTGGTGATGATGAGCTGATCGCCCAAGCCCCCGACCTCAAGCAACAACGGGACGACCTGTTGGCAGAGTTGATCGAAGCCAAGAAGCTGATAGACAACTATGTAGACGCGCATCAAGGAGATTACGGGTTTACGGACGAAACAGCTGCGTACAATGCAATGGTTCGCTTTAACCCTAAGTCGATAGATCTTGCACAAGGCAAGCAGTAGACACTAACCAACAACAGAAAGCCGCAAGGCGCCTGTGAGTTAACTAACGAACAGTTAAGATGAAACCAACCAAGGAACAAGTACGTCAGGCGCACATGCTGCTAATGACGGTCAATAACGCGACACCCATTGAACGCCTTCGGGCCATTGCGGTGATCCGCGAAGCAACTGCAACAACAACCAACAGACACTGGAAGAAATGAAACTGAACGCTGAAGAGTTGTCCTATCAATGGACTGATGATCCGGTCATGGCGTCAGGTTACGCCGCCGCGATCACCGAAGTAGCCCAGCCCCTACAGGACAGGGTGGAAGAGTTGGAGGAGGCTGGAAACGCGATGCGCAAGATGCTATTGGAGGTGCGATCTGAAGTGATGGACGATGAGGACTACGCATATGACCTGAGCGATGTGATCGACAACTGGAATGCCATCCTCGCCAAACAGAAGTAACTACGAACAGTTAACAACCAACAACATGTACAAGCTAAAGAACTTCCTCTTTGGATGGGACTACATCCAGTGGCGCAATTCCTGCGATCGGGGAATTGCCCGTGTTCATGCAGGGCCGGACGGCAAGATCTGGTACTGGCGGTATCGTATCACCAGCGTCATTGACACCATCAAGCATCCAGATCAGGTCATTTGGCTAACGTGTCACCCATCGAAGTACTTCGTGACCAGCAAGCCAGAAGGGCGGCTAGGCGATCAATGAATGACGAGTAACACGAGGCTAAAATTGATCAACTATGCCGCATTCACACACCATAGAAATACGGTGCAGTTCTCGATCTGCACCAGAGCTTGATGGGTATCTGTACTCGGAACAAAGCGAGGCTTGGATACCAGAAGACGAGGCCACCCGTACAATGATAGACGGCATCTGCCACCAGAACGAAGTCTCTTCGTGCGGTAGCTGTAACGAAGACATTTGCCACGATGACAACGCAGGCTTCAACCTCACCCACATCGAAGATGTTGATGAGTGGTGGTGCGAGTCGTGCCGTGACGACCACGCCCACTACCACGAACGCAGCGAGACGTACAACTCCGAGCCAGAGGAAGGGGGCCTGAACGACTACCACAGCCAAGAGCGTGACCTTCATGCAGTTACCAACGAACACCCGTATCGCATCGGGTTCGAGGTGGAGAAAGAGGATCGCAGTATCCGTGATCTGATCGAGGATGGGCTTGAACTTCCCTCTGGATGGGTATGTGAACGTGACGGTTCGCTGGATGATGATACGGGTTTCGAGCTTGTATCCCCAGCCTTCAACATCAACGAGCGTGAGCTTCTGGTTCAGCATGTACGTAAGCTGACCAAGGTTCTCGACGCCGACTGCTCAACCAGTTGCGGTGGCCATATCTCCATCAGTGACAGACGGTTTACCCCTATCGAGCTATCCGAACGGATCCGCCCGCTGTTCCCCTTACTGCTTGCTCTGTATCCCAAACGCTTGACGGGTGGGTATTGCAAGGCCATGACCGACAAGGAGAAGGGTAGACAAGAGAAGTACCAAGCATTCTTCTTTGAGCCACACCGGATCGAGCTTCGAGTTCCCAGTGCGGTCAAGACGGCCAAGTCCCTGATGTGGAGGTTCGACCTGATAGCACACTTCCTGCTTGCGGCTAAAGAAAAGCCCTTGACATGGACATGGATGCGCAAGCAGCTGGGTCGTGACGGTGATGTGCGGAAGATGCTGCTGGATGTTTACACCAACCCCGAAGATCCGAAGGCTGGGATCAAGAAAGTCCAGGAGGTCATCCGCCTGTACAGTGCGTTCGCCGGGTGGTATTACCGTGGTGTCAAACACGACGGGATCAGTGAGTTCATTCGGAACTACGTCCCACCTCCACCGCCACCCCCAAGCTGGACCACTGGACAGGTGCTGATGTGGATTGACGGGTATGCGAACGATCCCATATCATTGGTTACGGTCAACGCAGCAAATGGCACCGGAGCGGAAATAAATGTGCATCGGATGGATTACAGGACAGACGCATGGGTATATGCCAACAGACTACGCCTTCCAACGGAAGAAGAGCTGGCCGCTATTCCAGCACAACCAGAGCCAGTAGAGACCGGGTATCTACCGGCTATTGGAGACTGGGTTGTAGTAACCGGACCAGATAGAATGGGTTGGACAGGTGAACTGGGTCGCTGCATCGTGGTAGATCAATTGCTCGGTATCGACTGGTCTGGAAGTCATAGCACGGACTGGGCACATATTGGTCATGGTTGGTTCTACCCAGCTGAATCAGCACGCCGTGCTACTCCAGAAGAGATCGCTGCCGCAGACATACTCAGAACGGGTGACTGGATCGTGATCACTGGCGATAACACAGGGTGCGACTCGCAGTTTATCGGAACAACCCAGCTTGTGGAGAGAACGTTCAGTGACGGTACGATATCCATAGCGCCGTGTGGCGGTGTATACCAACGGTCGTCTGCCCGCAGAGCAACACCGCAGGAGATCGAGCGAGCAACACGTAACGATGGTAATCCATTCACCGTGGGTCAGGTTCTGATGTACAATGGCCGGGGTCCTGCACATGGACACCTGTGCCGAGCAGATTCAAGGGGTGTGATACGAACTGGAGCCATTGGAGTAACGTGGCTGCGTGGCAACGGAACAGATATGTCCGGTGAGGACATTATTGACCTGCGACCAGCCACACCAGAAGAGATCAGTACTTACGAACAACAACAACAACAAACAACAGATGTGCCTACTCATTGACAACAGCAGCGGGTCCGTGCTTAACTCGGACATAGTTAAGCGAGCTGCGCTCATTAACTCGGACGGATACGGTAGACTTTGCCTACGAACAGGCAAGGTTGAGAAGACACTGGATATGGAGAAGGCTATCAAGCTAGCACTTGAGCCCGGTCCAGCGATACACCACTTCAGGTGGGCCACGGTAGGTGGCAAGACATTGCAGAACTGCCACCCATTCCCGGTGGACAACGGGTTCTACTTGTTCCAGAACGGTACGGTAGAGGGGTTTATCGACGACGACCGTACTGATACCCAACACTTGGCTGATATGCTACGTAGCGTCAACCATGAATCTCGTGAGGCGGTTCTGTCACGGTTCGCACAGCGGTATGTTCTTGTCAATGCCAAGCGCAAGAGCATCATCCGTACTGGTGAGGGGTGGGTTGAGCATGAAGGAGCGTGGTATTCCAACGCTTACTGTATCCCAACTGGTAAGATGGTGGCCGTGTATGGTACACTGAAAACAGGCCACGGTAACAACTGGATGCTCGACAAGGCTGACTTCATGGGCTGGGGGTGGACCAATGAGAAGCACAGACTGTGCGTACATGGTCTACCGTTCCTGATCGAAGGCGGTGGTGGTTCACAGGTAGAGGTAGAGGTGTATCGTGTGTCAACCGATACCCTGCTGGAGCTGGATAAGCTGGAAGGACACCCGACCTTGTACCAACGCCGTGAGACGCAAGTAACACTGTCTGATGGAGAAGAAGTAACTGCGTGGATCTACTTCGCAGGAGAAGACAAGGACCACGGCAACTACTCCTACTGTTACGGCGAGAGCTGGGGTGAGGATCCAGTGGACATGGATGACATGGTATGCCCAAGGTGTGAGTCACATGAAGTAGCTTCGGACCAAGGATACCTGTACTGCGAGGGGTGTGGACACTTCACCTCTGACATCAACACGTTTGAGTGGACGAACCATAAACAACTGGTAGAATAATGCAAGCTGCATTCAACATCTTCGGAGGTGGGCTTATCATTGTGTTAAGCATCATCCTCCTGTGGAAACTCTGTAACAACAACAAAGCCAAATGAACAAGTACATCAAGGAAGCGGTCCGGCAATACCGCATGGCAGTGGATCTATCGGATCCCATCTGTCTGAAGCTGGCAGCCAAGCAGTTCATGAACGAACTACGTGAACTACGGCTGTCTGTTACATATCCTCAAGCCAAACAACTCTTAACCTCGAACTGACATGACACTCGAACAACTGATCAAGGAAGCAACTGCCCGTGGTATTGTAGCCGGGGCTACGGTGCGGTCCATTGAGTACGACGGCAAGCCTGACATGGAATATACTATTCCGCACGGTGCAAGATGGTCAACAAATAGCGCAGAAGGTCTTTATGTTAGTGACGGCAGCGATCAAGTAAGGCTGTACCTGAACGATGTGTGGGCTACCGTCATCACCCCAGCACCGCAGGCTGGCTTGAAGCATGGTGATGCGTGTAAGGACTTCACTCCTGCGCAGAGGTATTATGCACTGGCTCGGGCGAAGGAGCTGGGTGTTGACAGTCCGCACAAGCATGACGATGGCGGTTGGCTGTTCTTCGGTGGCACGAGCGTATACCGTGATGGCGTAACAACATCTGGCGTGAAGGGGTCAGCGTGGAGTCAAGAGTCTAAGAACTTCATGCCATTCAACCAGTTCATGGAACTGATGGAGCGCACCGTTATCACTAAGCCACTAACTATCAATAGTTACGAGGTGAAGATGGAGGATGGACATGTAAGCATCGGCTGCTTCACGCTGAAGAACGAAGAGGTTCTTGCCATTGAGGCTGCGATGAACCTTAAGGTGAAGGGTGTTCCTGTTAAGTGGAACGATACAACTGGTGTAGCAACGTTCGCAGAAGGACACACTGTTAAGTACGAAGACATTAAGAAGGTAGTTGAACTCATCAAAACCAAACAACAATGACAACGTTCAAGAAGGGAGACCGCGTACGCATCAAGGCCACTGCTACTAAGGAGAAATACAACTCGGGCGGCAATCCCGGATGGGACGGTCCAATGGGGCTCATGGTTGGGAAAGACCACACGGTAGGACGTGTTACCGACATGTGGGTCTGCATTGGGTATTACAGCTTCCTCTTTGAAGATGTGGAGCTAGCAACAGCAGGACTTCAGCCATACGACGCAGTGAAGGTCGATGCCATTACGGGTAAGATCGTGTACGATGCAGCTGTGGCTGTTGGGAAAAAGCCCGTGTGGTCACTTGGTAGCGAGGTGGTGATCTTCATGGATAAGTCTGGTCTGAATGGATGGAGTTCCCAGATCTTAGCCGACAATTCAGGAGATCCGCTGAACTACCTCTCACTGGGTGAGTTCATCGAACGCCTGTTGGTCAAGACAGAAGAACCACTGAAGTACAAGGACTGGACCGTTGAGATCAAGCCCGGTTCCGTGACCATTGGTTGCACTACTGTTGATAACGCAACGGTCAAGAAGATCATTGCTGGCATGGGTGGGACAAAGAAGCACAGCCTGCAAGACGGCGACTGTGTAGCCATCAAGGATAAGGCGCTTCGTGAATGGGTGGCGTGTGAAACCACTGCTCGCTCTGGAGTGAAGCCTTATGACCCCACATCTACTGTCAACTTCCCTGTCTTTGTGTACAGGAAGCATCACCCAGCGTTCGTTGGTAACGACAATACAAATGATCGCAACGAACTTACCATTGACCAGTGGCTTGAGCGGTGCAGTGGTGAGGTTATCACAACCAAGCAAGGCAACGTCCAGTTCAACAAGGACAGCATCACCATCGGTGAGTACGAACTTCCAAATGAACTGGTCAAGAAGATCGGCGAGAAGCTGATCGACTAACCATAAACAGTTAAGCCATGGATATCAAGATAGTTCCCGCAAGTAGGACTAATAAAAGAAACAAGACGACGCATGTGTTCATGCACCTTGGCGCAGGTAGCGTTGAGTACGTTGGAACATGGGCGTCACAGCAGGACGCATTGAGGCATATCGGAGGACAGTTCTCCGCCTATGTCACCAACTACCACCAAGGCAAGGTGAGCGTAGTGAAGGGTAAGTCGCAAGACTATCACTTCTGTCACGAGGATGCGTTCAATGATGCCTTCATCGAGGCCACGAGAAGGAGCTACTTGACCGAGGTGTATCCATTGTGCTCGCTAGAGAAGCTGAACAAGCTGCCTGTCGAAACACTTCAAGTCCTATTCGCACAACTACCATGAGCAATTCAATCTTCACCATCAAGGCGGAACGCAAGGGTCCGATGTGGGTATTCACCGATCCCAACGTGGGGTTGGTTGATGAACCCTTTGTGGCAGGGGCGGATACACTTATCGAACTGCTGTCCGAAGGCAGCGACGAGGTGTACCTGACGTTCTCTGCTGTTGATTTCCCGTCGCACACCCTGCACATCAGCAGGACTGGCGGCGAAGTAACCACGGGCACGTACTACCACTGCCCACAACTTGGAATGGATCTGTGGTTGTGTCCTGCGCTTCGACACTACTTCGATGCGTCACCGGATAACATCTACGTCCAGTTCAAGGTACCAACACTGAAGGAAAAGGTCAAGGACATTCACGAACAACACTACAATTAAGATGAGCAAGTTGAAATACCAAGGCGGGTGCGTTACGCCAATGAGTGAAGACCGGTACAATAAGCTACTGACATACGCAGATGGGGTTGGTGTCAAGCTGTGGCCCGATTCGAGGACGTCCGGATTCAGGGGCTACGCCGTCCTGTATGAATATAAACTAGGAACTGCTGGACCCGGAGGATTCAAAACCATCGACATGCCAGAGTTCATGTCCGAGCTGGCCAAGCTAATCGTTGTTGAAGAACTGATAATGGCTGGTGAATACAAGGCTGAGTTCAAGAACGATGGTGTCCAGTTCGGATGCACGTTCGTACCCAAGGACGTGGTCGAGAAGGTGTACAAGAAACTCTTCAACAAGTAGCACATGTACAAGAAGCTGGGTAACACCACCATACTGGACGATGACCTTCTGCGTGTCGAGAAACTAGAAGAAGGTATCTATACGATGGTCAGCATGAAGACACCTGACGACAGGCTGGTACTTGGGGTAACCAAGTACTCAGGAGTCGAGCAGCTTGTCCGATTCGACCACGAGGGCATCAACTTCACCATCGGCAGGGTGAAGGAGTTCGTTGCGGCTAAGGACAAGTTCAAGTCCATGGACATTTGTCACAAGCTCGGGTTGCTGTGGCATGGGCCAGCTGGTACTGGCAAGACCTCCGCTGCACGACTGCTGATGCAGGATCTATCAACTGAGTTCGGCGCTATTTGCATCGACGCAACAGGATACAGTGCAGGGGCAATAGCTAAGATGTCCAAGCATATCCGTGGATCGCAGGACAACCTGATCGTGATGTTCTACGATGAGTTCGATGCTGTGTCCGAGGACCACGATCTTCTGACGTACCTCGACGGGTGCAACAGCGTTCAGGGGACTGTGTTCATTGGCTGCACCAACCACTTGGACCGCATCCCTGATAGGATCAAGGCCAGACCCTCCCGTATCCGGTACGTGGTGCCAGTTGACAAGATGCCGATGGAAATGTACAGGTCGTTCATCTCTGCCAAGGTCCCGGACTGGAGCGGAGACAAGGTGTCAAAGCTGGCCTATATGTGCAGCGAGCAGGGCATGGTCATCGACCAAGTAAAGAACGCAGTTATCGACGTTGAGGTATACGGTACCAGCATCGAGGAGGTTACCGGGTTTAAGATCCCAGAAGGCGATGACTCGGTAACAAAGAGAGACGGCGAGGGGTTCGGCCTTCGTCTCTGGGGGGGTCCATCTGATCCATTCAAAGCAAAATAAGCATGGAAAAATACATGAAGACATTCGAGTTGCTTGAGGCGACTGGTCTTAACTGGGGAGTAGTTAAAGAACGCCTTGTCACTGAGTCCGGCATCATGACCGAGGGCTATGGTGTCATCCGGTCCGACAACGACAAGTGCCTTGGTGTGGTGGGTAAGAACTACCTGCCCGTACAGAACAGTGAGCTTGCTGAACTGGTGGTTGAGGCCAGCAATACCATTGGCCTTGACGCTGCCACTGGTGGGCTGTTGAGCGGAGGCCAGCGGGTGTACCTTCAAGTTGCTTTGCCAGAGGTTAACGTAGGGGTAGGCGGGGTGACACGATACCTGACGGCGATGAACTCACACGATGGCTCTTCTGCTGTTGGATTCGGGTCCACTACCACGGTGATCAAGTGCGCCAACACCTACTACCGAGCACTGCGTGCAGCCAGTATGAACAAGGTGCGACACACTGCTACTGCTCACGAGAAACTTCAGGCAATGGTGGACGATATGAAGCTCGCCATTGATCAGGAGTACCAGCTCGTGAAGAACTACGAACGCATGGCTGATACCAAGCTGGATGAAAAGACGGCGCAGGGTGTGTTCGAGACCATCATCAAGCGATGCTTCGGGATCTCTCCACTGGATGACATCGGCACAGCCAAGCAGAACAAGCTTGAGAAGCTGGGTAATTCCATGCTGGTAGAGACAGAGATCGAAGGACCAACGATGTGGGCTCTGTTCAACGGGGTCACTCGTTATACTAATCATGTGGCCCCTCGTGCCGGACGTGCCAAGGAGTACGTAATGGTAGGCGCTGGAGCTAAAGCCAATGACGCCAGCTACGACATCATCGTTGACTGGATGAACGAACACGGAACACGTACATACATCATGAACTGATGAACGAACAAGACGCGATCCAAGCCACCAAGAACAGGATCATGAACGACCTTGATCTGATCGGCGACATCATGAAAGAGTCCATGGCAGAGAACGGGCATCAGGTAATGATGTGCCAGCCATACGCTATCAAGAAGGCCAAGGAGTTGGTCGGGATGGAGATAGACAAGATCAGTGCATACCTCAAGCAACAAGAGAAGGTAGGCTAACACTTGCACGGGTCAGAATAAGTTCTTACCTTTGGGGTCATGAAGATGTATGATCCAGCCCTGATGGTAAGGGTAACGAAACTCCGAGAAGGGCTTGAGCCACAAGTCTTGGCAAAATTGATGGCAATCGCTCCAGAGCTTAAGCTCAAGGCGAGCAGGTGCCGCAGGATTTTGACGCGAAAGGTCTATCCCGGAGACGCTGTTCTGATCTATGATATGGAAGTCGCCAAAGAACGACTGCTAAAAGCTAGATCATGAGTGACATAGAGTTCGGTTAACTAACACCAACAACTAAAATGAACGCTGAACAGCCGGTGTCGCCACCGGAGGAGGATCTCTGCCCCTATTGCATGGATCCGATCGAGTACCGAAGGGTACACAGGGAGTGTCGGGAACAATTCAACTACGACAACAGAGAGAAATGAGTAAAGAGGTGTACAGAATGTACTGGAAAGAACGGGGAAACCCAGACAATGCAGGAGAAGCCAACCCCGTTGGCAAGGAGGACACAGCCCATCGGATCTGCTCTATCCACGACCAGCTGTACCCAAAGTTTGAGCATTACTTTCAACGAGAAAACCAATAAGACAATGGCAGAAGCAAAGACAAGCGCACTGAAGTCAGTGAAACAGGGCAACCCCTACGAGGGGCAGCACGGTACCCTGTATGGGTGGTGGTGTACGATGGAGAACGGCGATAACCTTTCGGTCAATACCCAGTCCCCCGACAAGGCGCCGTGGGAGATCGGACAACAGGCCACCTATGAGATCACCAAGACACATCAAGGTCGCAATGGTCCATGGCACACGGCTAAGAAGATCGTGCCCAAGCCTGATTACAGCCGCCCTGCTGCATCATCTGGTGGTCAAAGCAAGTCCACTGGCTGGACCCCGGAGAAAGAGAACAGCGTCATGATCCAAGGCTTGCTCAAGAGCATCATCGAAAGCAACACACCTCAAGCAGAGTGGGAGCCTAAGCTTCTGGCTGCGCTTGCACTACATGACTCGGCGGTAGCCAAGCGTACGGTGACAGCAGCTGCGTATGCTGCACCACAGGGACCAGCGGGACAGGGTGCGTTCCCTGATGACAGTGACGATTCCATGCCTCCCTTCTGATCAACACTAACCATCAATAGTTAACAACAACCAATAACAATGAAAGCAGAACTGAAGACGGTAACGCCTGAGATGGCGGCAGAGTGGCTTAAGAAGAACAACCGCAACCGCAAGCTGAGTCTTGCGCTGGTTGATCTTTTGTCCACTGAGATCAAGAACGGTAACTGGCAGCAGAACGGAGACACCATCCGCTTTGATGACAAGGGGTTGCTGGACGGGCAGCACCGACTGCACGCTATCATCAAGGCTGGCAAGCCTGTTGATACGTTCGTGGTAACAGGACTGGAGACGGACTCCATGCGCACCATTGACACGGACCGTCGTCCCCGTAGTACAGGTGCTGTGTTGCAACTTGCTGGTGAGGTGGATACCAATGTGCTGTCCGGTGCTATCCGTGTGGTACTGGATATGCGTGAGGACACCAAGTGGAAACGCTCTAGTCGTCTTATGGCCAAGCGTACGTTCTTCGACTTCCTTGACAGTGAGCCAAGCGTTCGTGACTCTGTCCGCTTTGCACAGAACCTTCACAGCCTGAAGAAGCTAGCTGGTCCCACTGTACCCGCTGGCCTGTACCACATGTTCTCCAGTGTAGCCAAGAAGGAGGCGCAGAAGTTCTTCAACGACCTGAATGATGGGCTGAACCTGTCGCCACGGGACCCAGCTTACCTGCTGCGTCAGCGGTTGATCGACAACAGCGCCAGCCGTAGCAAGTTGGAGCGTACCGTTGTCATGGCCCTGTTCACCAAGGCATGGAACGCTCGCCTCCGTGGAGATGAGATGCGTCAGCTCAGGTGGAACCCTGCTGTGGAAGAGTTCCCTGAAGTGTCCCGTGAAGTAGCTGTGGCCTAATGGGTCAAGATGCAGAAGCCACCTCTCGTCAGATAGCCTACATCTTCCGCTTACTGGATACGGTGTACGTCTCACGAGGGGTGGCTGAACGCATCATCAAAACACTGGAAGATGCACCAGTGCTAGGAGACAACGGAATGTCAACGCCTAACTTGAAATACATCCAACCACATGGACCCGGTGAACCCCCTAGTGACTGGTAGGGTACGATGCACTACCGCAGCGAGAATGCTTGGCATAAGCTGCGCTACCATATCAAGGCTTAAGAACGCTGGCATCATCTCCAACACTGGCCACGGGTACTGCATCTTCGAGGAGGTCGACAAGTACTTGAAGTCCAAGCAGAAGATAGAGGATGAAGTGTGGATGGAGAAGATGAAGAGGGCCAAGCAGCCTCGCATCGGACTAGATCAGCTGGGCATCAGAGCAAGACGAGTAACACACCCTAATCCCATCTTCGACAATGGAGATAGATACTGACATGGAACAGAAGAACACAGGAGGCCCGGCCTTTCCAACGGCATACAAATCCTTTGACGGGGCTGGTGGATTCACTACGGATTACGTCAACGGTATGGAACTGCGCGACTACTTCGCAGCCAAGGCGATGCAGGGAATGGTTATGATGTCGGTCAGCGGACATGGCCTTCTGCCTGACGACAAGGTTCTGTGTGCCAGAGCCTACCTCATTGCGGATGATATGCTTAAAGAAAGAGAACAATGAATGTACACGAATACATACGCAACATCGCTGTCGCTGAGTTCAATGGTGAACTTGATCCAGCCAAGGCATACGCTGAACTGTACTCCATCATCAAGACAGCAGAGGAGGCTATCCTCTCGGTCAAGGACAATGCCGTTACTGCCATCAAGCAGTACGGCAAGGAAGGGTTTACTGACCAAGGGTACAACTTCACTCCAATGAACGGAGCGGGTAAGTGGAAGTACGACAACGTACAGGTGCTGACCAAGCTATCCGAACGGATCAAGAAGGTGCAATCCTTGGCGCAGGTTGCGTCCAAGACAGGTGCTGCCATCTTCGATCAGGAAGAGGGTGAGTTGATCGAGCCAGCGGTCTATATCGCAGGCTCTGAAACAATCAAAGGAACCAAAGATGTCTGACATAAGTAACGACACCCCGAATCCGGGGCTAACTAAGGGAGTTAACAGCACTCTTAGGACCAAGCTGACAGAGCTCCTGTCCCACGAGGATCCGAATGGTAGCTTTACCCACAATATCAAGTCATCAGTAGAGGTGGCCAAGAGCACTGTGTGTATCGCTCGGACCAAGTACACCCCCGGCATGAAGCTGCGGATGGCTGTTGATGAGAACGATCCAACACTCCTTCGGGTATGGAAGCGACTGTGATAACCGAGGTGGACAAGCTGTGCCAGCGCAGCATGGACACGAACCTTAGCCCACATGAGCTGACCGAGATCCATACCTACCTAGCTGGGTACAGGCACACGATGGGTACGTACATGGTGGATGCCGAAGAGGATCATGCCAAGAAGAAGGAGGCGTACATGACCCACTGCATCAAGTCCAGACTGCTGATGCAGTTGCAGGACAACAAGCTGTCAACAGCCAAGGCCACGGATCGGATCGAGGGGGAGGTGAGTACTGAGTTGATGCGACTGGAGATCATTGAGGCGGAGGCTAAGTACAAGCGCATGAAGCAACGGCTTGCTACCAGTAATGATGTTCTGATCTCCATCTCCATCCGACTGGGTATCGCCAAGCAGGAGATGATCAACTTACATAAGGAGTACAACAATGGCTAGATGGATCAAGTTCCGAGCATGGGATACCGTGTGCAAGAACATGTACTATCCAGACACTCAGCCCGGTCCGGTCCTGTATCTCAATGGATGCTTGGCGCTGGAAAGATCATGGGTCACTGGCGACTTTTCATTGATGCAGTTCACTGGACTCAAAGACAAGAACGGCAAAGAGATCTACGAGGGGGACGTGGTAAGGGCCTTCGACTACGACATGAATCCCAACGACCCGGTTATCATGGGTACTGTGATCTTCGACGAAGCAAGGGCCGCGTGGTGTATACACTATGGCCCACTCGACACCGGGGACACTGAGCTTGCGTGGGATATGGGTATCAGTGAGTACGAGATCATCGGCAACATCTACGAGGATCCGAAACTAATAGAACAGTAACATGGAACCAACTGACAGTGCTGTGATCACGGGAGTGATGACAGTGGACGAAGTCGTCTCTGCTGTCTGCGCTATGTGCGAGAGGCGGGGTATCCGAATGACACCCGAATGGATCAGGTCCAAGGACAGACAGGTTATCGTTGGCATCCCAAGGCAGATCGCCATCTACTTCTGCCGAAGGAGCTGTGGTCTTACAATAGAACAAGTAGGCAAGGCATTCAACAGACACCACGCCACTGTCCTTCATTCATTCGACAAGATCACTGAGCTTATTCCTATCGACAAGGACATTGCTACAATGGTGAGGATGGTGTATGAGGAACTTGGGATGGCTCCACCTGACACGGCCACTGAGCCGGTGTTCCTGAGCACAATAGCCAAGGAGTTGTCCGACATCCGGGACGCTACATCGGAGAAAGCTGTGCTTACTGGGGCCACCAAGAGGCAGATAGGGATCTACCGCCGCAGGGTGTACGCCATGCACAGCGGTAAGATCCACATGGCTGACTGCGGGTGTCGAGTGATCACCCAAGGTCTGGCCTATCGGGTGGTAAGCCGCGAGGCTTTCGAGGAAGCATACATCGAAGGATCAATGCCGCTTTGTTTCTACTGTACGAACAAGTACATTGGAGACGGGATAGCATTGCCCGTTGTCAGGTACGCCAAGGACGAGCCCATCGGGTATGCTAGGCCAGATTGTAGGAAGACTCTTATTCGCAAGGGCTCAAGCATGGATTACTGAACCACCACATGCTGATTAACAAGTAAGAACCATGGACGTAAGAAAGCACAAGACAACGTGGATTGCAGACTTCTGGCGATCAGAAGCCACCAGTTCAGTAAAGGTGATCGACCCTAGCAAAGAAGGCGATGATCGTGTGGTGTGCGTGATTCCCTACGAAAAGGGGTGCAACTTCAGCGAAGCACTGATGAAAGCAAAGACCATTGCTGCGTCCCATGACATGCGCGAAGTCCTTTCGACGCTAGTGGCCTATGAAGACGCTAACAGCGAAGGACTTTCGTCGGGTGCCCCATCTGCTGAAGAATGGCGTGCAGCCTTTGAAAAGGCCCGCGACATACTAGAATCCATCGATTACGGGAGTGCTCTGATTGAAAGTGAACTGACGGTTCGGCGGTTGGCGTAGTTGCGCGTCGGCCTTGTGTGTTGGGAGAATTACGCCAACCGCCTGTTAGGGGCTGCTGCGGTTAAAAACAGATGACATGAAAATACTCGTTGCTTGCGAACATTCTGGGACGGTGCGTGATGAGCTACTGGCCTTGGGCCATGATGCCACTTCTTGCGACATCCTGCCGACCGATACGCCGGGACCACATTACCAGGGTGATGTGCGCGACATCCTGGGCCAGACGTGGGATATGGTGATCGCCTTCCCTCCCTGCACGCACCTTGCGGTCAGCGGTGCCAAACACTTCGCGCAAAAGCGGGCAGACGGACGGCAACAGGAAGGCATCGACTTCTTCATACTGTTCACGCGGCTGCAATGCCCACGGGTGGCAATCGAGAACCCCATCGGCATCATGTCCAGCGTGTACCGCAAGCCCGACCAGATCATCCACCCTTGGCAGTTCGGCGACCCATTCAGCAAGAGCACCTGCCTCTGGCTGAAGGGCCTGCCCCTGCTGGTGCCCACCAAGGTGGTAGGCAAGGGCGAGTTCTACGTGTCACCGTCAGGTAAAAGGCTTCCGGCGTGGTATGGCGATGCTGTTGGGCCTGATGGTAAGAAGTTGGCCTACGGTTCAGAGGCCATGAGGCGCATTCGGAACAAGACGTTCCCCGGCATCGCCAAGGCCATGGCAGGCCAGTGGTCAGAGGCTCTTCACGCACCGTCCTTGTTCTCAACCGCAGATGGTAGCAGTTGCCCCTAACCCACCGCTGATCCAACTCTAAGAACAAGAACCAACCCCTCACACAGCCATGAGCACACCAACACGGAAGCCCTACCTGAGTGATGAGGATCTGATAGGTTACATCACAACAAATGGCGTGACCCTGTATTCTCAACACAGAATGTCCACGGTAGATGTCCGCGACAAGTACGAAGCCCACCTAGCGGAGCAGGAGCAGACCATCGCTGATCTCAGGGCACGGGTAGATGCCATGCAAAAGGCGGGGGATGCGATGGTGGACTTGCTCTACACATTCGGGATCACCGCCACGCCTGAATGGGATGCCGCCCTTTCCACCACCCCTGCCCAGCCCCTTGACCCCGACGCCCACATCACCGACCAAGACGCCTACCTGAAGGCCAATATAGAGCGGGCCAAGGATGTGGACTTCGATGGAATTGAGGCGGAGCGTGTTGACCCAGCAGCAAGCCACATGGAGCATTGCCGCACCTTAGTTGACGCACAGCCAGACGAGACGTTAGCCGATGCGATTGAGAGGCTAATAGCAGGCCAGAAATCACTGAGCGTTGACAAGATCATGGAGGTGTACCACGAACATGAGCGGTGGTTCAACTTACACGGCGGAGCCCCCGCGAAGCGGTCTGGCAATTTCAAAGCACGAATCAACAAGCTACTTAAAACAAACGAGAGAGAATGAGTGACGGTAAGATCAATACCCGCGTCCATGAAGTAGCGCTACTAAAAGGGGTCTTCAACAAGGACCTAGCCCGAAGGATGATCCAGACGGTGAACTCCCACCACTTCGGCAACGAGGATACAATGGCTGTGTGGAGAGCGTTCCGTAAGATGCACTTCGCCGGTGTGTCCGTAACTCCCGAAGCCTTGGCCATTGAGGTAGGTGATATCTGGGGCGAGAGCCAAGGTGAAACGGATCAGCTGGTACAAGAGATCGACCAGCAGGAAGAGCCAGCTGACCTTGACTTCTTGATCAAAGGATTAGGTATCCTTCAGTCACGGAAGAAGCTGTCCGAACTGATGGAGTATCTGGGTACGGCAGAGGCCCTGAAGAACGGTATGTCAGGGGCCATGACCAAGATCAATGAGTTTGTCCTGACCCACCATGACGTGTCTGCCAAGAAAGCTGAGACTCTTACTGATACCATGAAGCGCATCATGGGCAGGGAGGGGCCAGAGAAGACATGGGCTCCGGGGTTTGGTAGACTGGACAACGTATGGAAGATCCGCAAGGGCAGCTACGGGATCGTAGCAGGGGACTCTGGTTCCGGCAAGACGAGCGCCATGATCAACATGGTTCTATCGGTGGCCAAGCAAGACACCCATGTAGGGGTTATCAGTATTGAGATGACCGCTGATGAGCTGACCTTCCGAGCTGCTGCAATGGAGGCTGGTATTGATGCCGAAAGGATCGAGGACAACCTGCTATCACCAGCAGAGAGGGAGCAGATCTTCTACACCATGGATCAGAACAAGGAGGTGTACGACAGGATCCACGTCATCGACCCAGCTACGGTAAGCGCAGAGGAACTACACGGGTACTACAATGACCTGATCCGCAGGCATGGATGTGAGGTGATCTTCCTTGACTACGTGCAGAGGGTGAGTAGCAAGAACAAGAACATCGTAGGCAAGACGGATACTACCACTCAGGCCAGTGAAACCATTACTGCTGTCACCAAGGCCACTGGCGTTGCCACTGTTGCGCTATCGGTATTGAACCGGGCGTCCTTCGGGGGTAACAGTGCCGGACTCAACAGCCTGAAGCATTCGGGGCAGCTAGGGCACGATGCGCATTGGGTGGTCATTGTGGAGAAGGGGGATGATAACGATCCCAATGAGATCCCGATGACATTCAGGAGCGTTAAGTCGAGGAAGGGGAGATTTTTCAACGACACGTTGTTTCTCAACGGCCCTACCCAACGGATCTCCGAGGCAGCTAAACCATTCACACCAACAATACACCAAGACTAACATGAACATCAACGAACTGATCGAACGAGCCCACTCTCAAGCGAAGGCTATGGGGTGGTGGAATGGGCCGCGCAACACCGGCGAGCTGCTGATGCTCATCGTGAGCGAGTGCGGAGAGGCACTGGAGGCGCATAGGGGTGGGAAAATTATGGCCACTACGCCACTCCAGCCTATCGGCATACCGATGTCTCGCGATGAGGCCAAGTGGGTCCAGTGCGTTGAGCACGAGGACTACGAAGTGAGCGAGCTTGGCGAGGTGCGAAGCAAGGACATGTGGGTTGACAATGGCAGTGGGGGCCACACTAAGAAGGGCCGTGTACTTCGTCCGGGCATTGGTGGAACTGGATACAGAACGGTATCCCTTCGCGGAAAGACGTACAAGGTGGCTCGGCTCGTAGCCTCGGCCTTCCTTGACAAGCCAGCTGGCGCCTCTGTCATCAACCACATTGACGGCAATAAGCTGAATGACATTGCGTGGAATCTTGAATGGGTTACGCAGGCGGAAAACAACGAGCACGCTCTTCGGCACGGCCTTCGTAATGTGCAGAAGGTCTTCAACTGGGATGATCGAGCAGCCGTGCTAGCGGACCTCAATACGATGCGGCTTGTCGAAGTGGCCGACAAATGGGGCGTATCTCCATCGGCCATCAAAGGCATCAAGAAGAACTACGGAGACCTGTTTTCGTACTTCGAGTACGAGCTGGCGGACATCGTGATCCGGATAGCTGACCTGATGGGGTATCTGGATCACACATTCAAAAACTACGACCTGTCCAAGAAGTCCGACAAGGACAATGTTGGGGAGGCCTTGCTATCCACATGCTCGTTCATCTGTTCGGGAAACTCCGGCGGATATAATCTGCCCGGACTGGACGCAGCGCTGCTGTCTGTTTTCTGGTTGGCTAATAAGCACAACATCGACCTGTGGCGACACATCGACCTGAAGCTGAAGTATAACCTAACTCGTGGCACACGCCATGGCAAGAAATACTAACATGTACAACGAGAACACACCACAGTCCATCAAGAACGAGAAGATGGAGAACTACCAACGGGATGTCCTGAAGGTAGCCGTGCATAGCAGCACTGTGCCTGATGAGTGGCAGGTGCCACATGATCTGCGTAGTGTCATCCTTGAACAGATCTGGCCATGAGCAAGATCATCATCCATATCAAGGACGGCATCACCGACAAAGAAGCATTGATCATGGTCCGACAGGTGGTAGATGACGGAATGATCAGCGAGACCGCAGGGGTTAAGCAGTACTGCTTCGCTACCACATGGAAGTCAGGTGGTGTTGTCTGTGCCACCCGCAGCAAGAAGAGCGGGACACATACATTCTACGTAGGAAAACAATCTCCACATGAAGAATAAAAACACTATGTTAGGGTTCGCTACATTCTGGAGCATCGTCTTCTTCATCGCCCTGTTCACCTATCATGCTTGCCAAACGGAACGCCCGCTTCGTCTTCGACAGATCCCGATCAAGAAAGGAGATCTGTCCGAACTGCGGACACAGGGAGTATCGGAGGTTCATCGACAGGCTGACCGGACAACAACTACCTATTCAGGTAGGGGTATGTGAAAAGATCAACAGCTGTCAGTATTCGTATACCCCAACCCAATGGATGATGGACGGCAACAAACCAGACAGGCCAGAGATAACCAAGGTCCCCCCACCTCCGCCACGTAAGACGGACTGGCGGGCACCGAAGAAGGCAGTGGACATGACACGGGATCCGTCCCTTGTCGAGCACTGCAAGTTCATTGACTGGTTCATGCGCGTCGTACCAGACCCAATGGTAGCCATGCAGGTACTGTCAATGTACCGTACTGGTATCTACCCGTTCGGTAAGAACTTCCCAGCGTATCACGGAGCGATGGTATACTACCAGATCGGGGATGATGGGCTTGAGAGAAGTGGGAAGGTGATCCAGTATGACGACAACGGGAAGAGAAGGAAGGATCTCAGGGCCACATGGCTACACAGCATCCTGACGGGTAAGTCAATGGAGGACATTGGCTGCGCTCAGGTTCTCTTCGGGGAGCACTTGCTTAAGACCAGACCAACCGATACAGTTTGTGTCGTAGAGGGGGAGAAAACAGCCCTTATCTGTGCCTGTCTGTATCCAGATAAGATCTGGCTGGCCACAGGTGGTAGTCATGGAGTGTCTGCCAGCAAGTTCATGTGCCTCGTAGGAAGGGATGTGGTCATGTTCCCCGATGCTGGGATGTACTCTGACCGTGAGCTGCCTAACGGACAGATCAGGGAGGGGTGGTTGTCACAGTCCCTGATGGTTGAGCCACTGTGCCGCAGCATGGAGGTGTGTGATATCCTTGAGGCTATCGGTGCTCCTGACGGGGACGACATTGGGGATTGGTTAGTACCATACGATATGCTCAAGGAGCAGGGGTACGAGCTGTTCGATACCATCACAGTTGTGGACGTTGTAGATGACTTCGTTAACGCCTACGCTGGTGAAGAATTACCACCGATCCTTGACACGACGGAAGGCGTAAGTATCACCGTATCACCCATCCAAAGGATCATGAACACACCGGGACTGAAGGCATTGGTAGAGGAATGTGACATTGACATGAACCGAGCAACACTGAAACCAATAACATGAGCAAGGTAGACAAGGTGCATGACTTCATGCGTGATCTAAAGGGTTCCATTAGGGATCTTGAGTCAGCAGTAAACAGCATCGAGGATTCGGTATCGGATCTTCAGGACATTAACATCACTGATGTGATCAACTCCGTTGATGATACCATCATGGCTGAGGCCCTAGTGGCTGGACTGCCATTGATCGAAGCCCGGTACGGCTTGTCCTCCAAGGAGTCCAGAGATATCAGAGAGTACATAGCAGCACTGACAAAGAAATGAAACAGAAGATCAATGTACAGATCGGTGTATCCCTTGACATCGAGCAGATCACTGAGGCAATCGTAATGGACAGCGCGACCTTTAACAAAGCGCCTGAGATCATAGCAGCCATTGATCTGGCGTGTGCAGACTGGGGTATCACGGAGAGGTTGATAGCCCACTTCAAGGCCATTGAGCTTGAGATGAAGGAGGAGGATCCCGACTCGTATCCAGTAGCTCCAAAGAAGATCAAGCTATGAAGCAAGTATCCGAATGGGAAGATTGGCAGATCCATCAGTCCGAATCCGATGGACACCTTGAGGCATGGAAGACGGTAGGAGCTACGGTTATCAGGTACAAGAACCGGATCGAGAAGAAGGGCAGTAACATCAAGCGCCTTGTTCTATTGGCCCGTACTGTTGATGAAGCAGTAGACGAGATCAAGCTACGTAGCGCACAGCGTAAGAAACCCAAGGAACTGGATCCCAATGAAGACCCAAACCAAACCCGCATCGTGTAGCTACTGCTTGTCTTTCGGGATCTATGCCGGGTTCTGGGACAAGGGCTACCGCAGGACAATGGAGAGAGGAACTAACGGCAAGCCGATGCACCCCAATGAACGTGTGTACCAGTGCGACAGGTGTGGTAAACCAGCTAACTCTCCACCACCTCCACTTGATCTAGTGAAAACAAATCAATAGCTTTGAACCAATGGACAACAAGATGAAGGCATGGATCATCTTTCTGGTGATCATGTGTGTACTACTAGAATGCAGCTGTGCTGTGCGTAGCTACCCAACTACTGGATCTGCGTGTAAGGCGCAGAAAGATCAGCAGAGCAGGCTTAAATCCCAGTTCCCATGAGCGAACGCGCAGCAGAGCATATCAGGTTTGGCATAGAGAGACTAGCGGCTGGCATAGACCACGCTGGTGGGTACATTGCTTTTGCGATGATACTCGTTGAGATCATTAGAGCCTCCTGCAAATGAGATGCGTCATACACGGCACCCCACCTAGCAAAAGCAACAGTTACAGGATAGCCAACAACAGGCTGTTCAAGACCAAGGTCGTAACCCAGTACGAGGACACCTTCAAGATGCAGTGCGGTCAGTACCGTGGCAAGATGATCGAAGGCAGGTTCGAGTTGATCCTTGACGTGTATCTGCCTAGTGATCGCCAAGACTTGGACGGCGTATTCAAGGTGATCCTTGACTGTATGCAGTCATCCAAGGTTGTGGCCAATGATCGCAAGTGCATACGGATCGTGGCCCAGAAGTTCATTGACAAGGTTAACCCTCGCATTGAGTTTGAGATAACAGAACTATGACGCTGAAACGACGAACACCGCTCAGGTCCAAGCGACCGAAGAAGGATAAGCCTACGATGGGCCAGCTGATTAACTCGGGAGTAGTTAAGAAGGCTTCATCACTGGGCAAGAGGAAGGCAAGTGGGGAGAAGGAGGTGTTGGCTGAGATATGGGACGAACGACCCCATGAATGCCAGCTCTGCGGGATCAGCATCCATGAAGCTACTGCGTCGAACTTCAGTCACCTTCTTCCCAAGGGAATGTACCCGGAGCACAAGAAGAACAAGGATAACATCTGGATCATGTGTCACTCCAAGGGGGATCATGTAGGGTGTCACGACAAGTGGACATACTGGGGCAAGTCTCTTCAGGATAATCCCAAGTGGTCCAAGTTCTTCACCGCATACTGGGCTCTATGGGATTCGGTATGGAAAAAACAGAAGCAATGAACATACCCAAACCAATGACCATCGAAGAAGCCACTAGGGCTATCTATGAGGCCACCAATAACATGCGGTGGAGAAAAGTAGATGATTCAACCCCCGATGGAGCCCACGTATTAGTGTGGGTCAATATGCACCTTGTGATGTGGAGGGGTGTCGGAAGGTGGTGGCACAGAGGTGACGCATGGGACGGGCCGACGCCAACTCACTGGATGCCACTGCCTCCAGCCCCTAACGCCACTTAGTCATGAAAAAGATACGCGGTCAAATCGTCCACTCAATCATGGAGCGACTTATGAGGCATCGGTCCATTGACACTTCTTCCGGGTGTTGGAACTGGACAGGATCCACCCGAAGGGGGTATGGGAGAATGATTATTGGGTCTAGATCCGACGGGTCCCGAAGAAACGCCGGTGTTCATGTTGTGTCATTCATCGAGCACGGGGGCGCTTTAGGCGATGGGCATGATGTTTGTCATTCGTGCGACAACCGCAGGTGCTTTAATCCAGCTCATTTATTTAGTGGAACCCGCAAGGATAACATTCGGGACGCAATAACAAAAGGCCGTTTTGTCTATCTACCGATAATGATCGGCGAAAGGCATGTTCGAGCAAAGCTTTCAGACGCTCAGGTTGGGGCTATACGAAAGAGTACGGAGTCGTCTAGGGCGGAGGCAAAGAGATATGACATCTCACCGTCATACGTCCGACAGCTTAGGAGGAATGAGTACAGAAGCCCAGAACCACCTAAGACATGAGGTGCATAGTAGCCGGGTCAAGAGGGTTCAGGGACTACGAGTTCGTGGCCAGAAAGCTGGATCACTTATTCTCCCGCACAAAGCCGGACGTGATAATACATGGAGCGTGTCACGATAGTCCGGACATGCTCGGCAAAAGATGGGCCGATGAGAACGGTATCAAGGCGGATCCGTATCCTGCTGACTGGAAGAACTACAAGAAGGCTGCTGGATTTATACGCAATGGCGTGATGGCTGGCGCGGCCACGCATCTGGTTGCATTCTGGGACGGGACTTCACCCGGAACAAAGGACATGATCAAGCAAGCAGAGAACCACGGCCTTGTGATCAGAGTGGTAACGATCCCCCGATCAACCGAATAGACTTCATCTTGGATAGGTCAATGACAGTAACCATGCTCACGTCTATCCCCCAACGGAACGCCTGCTTGCGTACTTCCTTGGTCATCAGGGAAGGCAGGTCTGCTTGACGCAGCTCTTCCCAATCCATTGTCTTGACCACATCGTACACCGAGCCCATTGAGATGTCTCTAAGGGCTCCTATTGCGTCCGTTACGCGCAGGTAGAACTTCTCTACGTCTGTGATCGAGTACTTCACCACGCATCGGATAACGATGCTCTCCCCATCCTTGGTCAGCACGGACTGCGGTGCCAAGTCCATGGTCGTGGTTACGTGAACACAGGGCTCAACGTCATCTACGAATGGGATTATCCAATGGAACCCCGGCTCCAGTATTCCTTGGAACCTACCGAAGCGTAGCTTAACCCCCTTGGAGTACTCCTTGACGATGGCCCATGGCATAAGCCCGGACCAGATCTCCTTGAGCCATCCTATTAGGGCGTCGAGCATTAGATGCTTGGATCAACGTCGGTTGAGAGTGTGGTTGTAACTCCAATGAACGGTGTACCGGAAGGCTGGTTGGCCACCAAGAGATCGTTGTCAGTATCCTCGATCCTCCAGTAGAATGCACGGTCCCACGTAGCATCGCTGCCTTGCATCAGGTTGGGCTCAATGATGTTGGTAATATCAGACTGAGACCTTGCGGTACGGCATCCATACACCTCGTCGATCCATGCACCGCTCAGGTTGTCAGACCACAGTAGTGGCAGTGGTGGCTGCGTTGGCACATCACCGGCAATGTAAGATGGTGGGGATATGATCCCAACTGGTGACATCGTTTGTAGTACGCCATCAAGGTACATCTCGAAGTCAGTTCCGGGCACCCAGCCATCAATAACGGTTGCATCCCTGACAAATTCAACTACGTGCCATTCATTCACAGAGATCTCCACGTCACCAACATAGGTGAATGTCCCGTAGATATCAGCCTGCAAGTAACAGAACACAGTTGGCCCAGCGCCAGCGTATGGGAAGCCGCCTCCGGCCCCGATACTTAAGCTCCACCCACCGTTAACAGATTCAAGCCACACGCTATCCGTGTCCTCTTGGATCTTAAATCGGAACGATATCGTGCTCTCTTGGTTGTTGACGCAGTCTACGAAGTCCGGAGTTGCTGCAACAGAGAAGCCTGCTGGCATGAACCAGCTACGGCTGGATCCCGGAGGGTTGGGGATGTTGGTGATAACACCAGTGAAGTACTGATAGGTACACGAACCGACTGTATACGTGGCCCGTACTTCAAAGTACCCCGGCTCTGCTAGGTTCAGCGTTACTGGAGTGGCAAGAGAAGCGGCTGATCCGCTGTATACCTCGGTCCATCCAAGGCCACCGTCGAACATCTCCACGACCACGTTGCTGGAGTTACCAGCTGATTGCCACGGGAAGGCCGACTGGATGACATACTCACCGGCCCCATCACTGGTGGAGTTGATCGGCGGGAACATGGGCGCAGGAAGAACTGGGTACACGTAGTCAACCCAGTAAATACCAGTGTTGCTGTCAAGGATGATGGAGCCCGGAACGGGGGTGTTGTACTGCCATCCACCAAGCAACGTGGAGTAGGTCCCTATCTGGCCGGGGTTGGCTCCGCTACCGCCAACGATCGTCACGATGTAGTACGAGAACCCATCCACCTGGTTGTCTGCCTCGGTCACAGCCCATTGGGCGGCGTCAATGGTCAGATCAACCGTGTAATCAGGGGTGATAGTGCAGTCAACCGGGGTCGGAGTTGCCGCAGGGGTACATCCACATACCTCGCAATAGCACTTGGCCTTATCGAATACCTGCTCTGCGAACTCTCGGCTAACGCATTTACCGCTTACTTCAAGCAAAGTGAACGTAGGCACGGGACTAGCTCCGAAGTTGGCAGACCATGTAGCGTCTGCTGGTGTTGCTGCTACGCCTACGCTGGACTGGTAGTAGTAAGGAGAGTCATCGTACATCAGGTTCCACACACCGACCTCCAGATGGATGTATGTGTATGGATCAGTGGTAAGCGTGTATACAATACCCTCTGCGTTGGTCCCGGATGGGTAGTATGTCCCATTGATAGCAGTGGTCCCAGCATCGGCAACGACAATGCTGCCGTTGATCTCTGTCATCAGTGGCGTACGGGACATGATCCCCTTGGCCCACAGCATGTAGATCCAGAGGTTCCGGTCGCAGATGTCCTCTTCGCCATAGCGCGCAGCCTTGCGGTACTCGTTGAGATAATTCAACGAACAGCAGGCGAACAATGTTCTTGCCGCAGATATGCTGAGATCGGTGATCAAGTTGGGATCACGCTATAAACATCCTCGATGATAGGACGAGCCGTATCGTAACCCATGCGGATCACAAACGTCCACGTCTCGCCAGCTGCGATGGTAGTAGGCAGAGTAACGCCCGTCTTCTTATCCCATGTGGAGGTATAGCTCATGGTAATTGAACCACCTCCGATCTTCACCACGTTTACCTGCCACGTACCGTGATCAACCAAGTTGGTCAGGTTGAAGGCTAGTGTAAAGTCAGCTGACGTGGTGGTGATGTTGGTCCTGCTGTACTGGAAGTTCACCGGTACACTAACAGGGCCAGCGGTAAGGGTTACTAGGGTAGTGGAGCCAAACCCACTCAGGATGTTGGGACCAGCTGTCCATACCGAACCGTTCCAGCTGTATGCCCGGAAGATGGTTGGTAGGGTAAGGCTGTCGGTATAGAACTGGAACTCGTATCCCGGAGGCGGGGTGGTGGTTGGGATGGTAGTTACCAGACTGACAATGGACCCTGTTCCAGTGGCTCCAGTCGCACCGGCTGCGCCTGTTGCTCCAATAGCACCCGGAACACCAGCTGGGCTAACAGCGCCTCCATTAGACACGCTCATGCCACCGGCTACGTTACCTACCGTACCGATGTTCTCGATGGTGATCACGTTACCAGCTACGCCGGAGACTTGGTAGAACCCACCCCCAGTTACATAGATCCACTGGCCGTTAGCCACCCACGAACCGTCTACTAGGGTGATGGTCGTGTTGAAGTCAACCGCTGGCTGTGTATATCCAGAGGCTAGTGTAGAGTAAGCATTGATCCCATCTGTGCCGTCAGTACCGGGTGTGCCTGCACCCGTGGCTCCAACAGGAATGCCAAGGTTCAGGATCTGATCGGGACTCGTGCCAGTGATAGAGGCAGTCGCATCCTCTCCAGCAGCCAGCGTGGTAACTGTACCGATGGTAAGCACGTTGGATGGACCGGGATCCCCCTGAAGACCAGCGGGGCCCAGATCGAAGTTCAGGTCACAGTTACAAGGACTAGCGCATCCGCACATGGTTTCTTAACAGTTTACACAGATGTCGTATAGATCGTCGATCAGGCTTTGCGATGCGTCACGATCACAGATCCCTCCGCACTTGATGGTCATCAGCTGCATGAATGCTTCTGGTGCCGAAGGACAGCCCTTGTTGCATCCGCACTTGGGATCCCATCGCAGCATCAGTTGGTCGATCTGATCCTCGATGTCTTCAAGGAAGATGCACTGTACATCTACTCGGTAAGTAGTAGACCCGTCTACGCCTCTTGCGGTCATGGTCCATACCCCGGAGGGCATGGAGTCAATCCCCATCATGGTCATTGTAATGGGCCACGAGAAGAAGAAATCTGCGTCCGGGGTGGGGTACGTCAGCGTCAGCAGGTCAACCTCGTAGTCCGGATCTCCTGAGAGATCGGAGTTGGGCTGCCATACCTGAAGGATGTACGTGTCGAAGCTAGATGGCTGGAGGACAGTGTTAGCTGCACCGTACCCAGTAGGGTTGTCGGTGATATCGTACGCCCCCGTCTTGTCGGTGAACGTAAACCCGTCGCAGGTCTCACAGGACCGAGCCTTTAGCTGGAGCATACCGCAAAGATACTTAAAGTCCTGACTATCAGGAGGTTATTCCTCATCATTTGGATCACCTTGGAGCAGTTTGTCGATCAATCCTTTGTCCTCAAAGGCCCTGTCCGACTCCATTTGTGCGTCATCTTCAGCCATTCTGTCGAACCGGCTCATGGCTCTGGCCTTAAATCCAGCTGCCGTTGTCGGTGCTTTGCCTAGCTCTTGATCCTTCATGATCCCGGCAGCCTTCTTATCCAGCGCAGCAGACGAGAACTGGATCCCATACAGGAATGCTACGGTGTTGAACAGGGCGAGGGACATCTGACCAGCCAAGATGGCCACCTCCTCTACGCTTTCGGCCTCCTTTCCAAGCTTCTTGGAGGACTTAACCGCTTCCAGCTCCTGCTCTATCAGAGCTGACAGCGATCCGACAACGGGGATGGCGTCTGCCATTGAGTGAACTACCGCCTTACCGGACCCCCCTTTGCCAGATGTCTCAATGGGTGCGGAGTAGGTAAAGTTTCTTACCATCTCCTTAGCCCAAGCCTTTCTGCTATTGAACTCTCGCTTGGCTTCTGGATCAGTCGGGGTCTCTTGTGAGTCAAGCCACGCGTAATACAGGGACCCCATCACTCTTATGGAGTACCTACCAACAGACCCGTATTTCGTACCAGCCAAAGAAGCCATCGAAGCCAGCGCCTCTCCTCCTGCGTACTCCGGGCTCTTCATCTTCTCCATATTCTCAGCGGCCTTCTTCTTCTCCTCGTCGTCACCGGCAGCCGCCATCCAAGCTAGATGCGCCATCTGCATACCCATAGCGTAGGCAAGGCCGCTGATCAGTGTTCCTGTCGCTGTCGCCAAGAAGGTTCCGGATCCCTTTAGTTTCCCGGCCCCAGATCCAGACGATATGGTTTCTCTTGCGAATCGGAACGAGTCAATAAGGGCTTGTCTTTGACGCTCGGAATAGCCGGTCATCCACGCCAACGATCTTCCTGTTTTTGTCTTTGAGTCAACATCAGCGAATAGGGCGTTGTTCTTTCTCTTCTGTCCAACGATCGTCCCTGTGCCAGTGTACCTCGACCACACGAAGTCTGCCTGAGCAGCAGCTATATTTACGGCTTCCTTGTTAGTTGCTCGGTAGATGGCGCTGGACTTGTACTTCTCCATGTCGAACTTCTGTCCAGCGGCGTCCATGAACGATGACTCGAACATTGTCATCCATACAGGAGCGGCCATGATCTTCTCAGCTAGGGATGACATGTATTCCCTTGCCTTCGCGAGCTTGCCCTGCTCAACTATCTCGTCACGGCCTATTTCTATGTGCCTAGAGATGGATAGCCTGTCCGCATGATTGCTGTTGGTGTCATCCATCAACCTCTTCACGTCATCCTTTAGACCATTGAGCTGAGTGACCGCCTTGGGGTATATCGACAAGGACCCTGTCCTCCCGGCCATGTCTATTGAGGAAGATAGGAGATCTGGGATTACGCGAAGGGGTCGGAGCAGCGCCCGCATAGAAGCCGCTGACATGGCCGCTGCGAACAGCTTCTCTCCAGCCCCATTGCTTGGGAGCGGGGTGAGCCCCGCATTGATCGACTGCTGAACGGAATCCCTTATCACAGCGACCACTTGCTCTAGGTTACCCTCTCCTGCCACATTCTTGCCAGCCTCTTTCAGCGCAAGAGACACCTCCTTCAGTGCGCTATTGAAATAGAAGTCACGCCCAGTAGACTCTGCGTTGTTGTGGATCAGACTTTCGATATTGGTCTCAAACAACCCGAGTGGCTGGTTCTCGCTGCGGGAGTACCCAGTGCCAGATCGAAGGCCAAGGTTCTTGTTGGTCACTGGTGTGGCGAGCGCCTCTGCGTCGGACGTTGATGCTGGCCCGATCTTGACCCTTGGCATGTGGAACTGAAGCTCGTTGAACGGGATGCCTCTTATCGCGTTAGCATATCGCTGCTTGGGGGTGATGTTCTTGGCCTTCCACTCCATCAGTTCGTTAAAGAACGCGCCCTCCTCCTTGGATAGATACCTTCCGTCGTTCTTTGTAACAGACTCGTATACGTCCTTGGGGTCCACCTTCCCGTTGGTCTTCGGGAAAGAGAGCCACGCCTTCTCCCAGTGCTTCTTTGTCTGGTCGGCTCCAGCAGTGTGCATTGCACCTCCTTTGTCCAGCTTCTCAAGAGTGCTTGGCTCAAACATATCACGAGTACCATACTGTCCGAACTCGTCGGACCTGTCCACTCTGGTGCCAAGCTCGTACTCTTCCAAGTATCGTACGACCGCTCCGATCTTGTCCATGACATAGTTCGGCACTTGCTTACGCATGGCGTTAGCCTTTATCGAGTCAGTAAGCTTAGGGCCAAGCTTGTACTTCTCCTTCAGGTCAACGACCTTGCTACCGGTATCCCTCATCAGCCTGATCCTACCGGCGTCGGCCTTGATCCAAGGGGCAACAATTCCCCTGTCGAATACATTGGCCACACGCGCTCCCATCCCGGATACACTGGACCAGAACGAGACATCGGTTCGGGCCAGTAACTCACCTAGCTTGACTTGATCCATCTTGACTTTGCGGAGATTGTTGGCCATATTCTCCGCATCTGAATACACCTTGGCTGCCGTGACTATTGGGAACAACCTACTTACGTCTACGTATCTATCGGCGACGGCTTGAGCCATGAGCTCCGATAGGTCTTGAAGCTGTATTGGATCAAGAGACATGAGCTGCTTGTCGGAAAGCGTAGCAGCGTCCTGAAGTAGATTCTCGCTTGGATCTGCGTCGGCAGAACTGGTCGATGAATATGGTACGGTAATGGATCTGATATTACCTATCAGTGCCTTCTTCAGTGGCTCAACCTCTTTTATGTATTCATCCGACAGCTTCCTTGACGTTAACGCCAGTCCGTCAACCAGTCCGTTGTACTGAGTGTCGCTGAGGTAGTTCGGATCAGATGGATCAAGGCTATTGAGTTCGCTGGCCCTCTTCGCCACACTCCTCATGTCCCGAAGCATTGACATGAAATCTTCAACGCTGTTGAGCTGGTTGCTGGCGATAGACGTGATGGCTTGATTGAGTTCCGAAAAACTTGTGGCCGAGTCAAACTTACCAGCAGTGGGGATTGGCCTTGCGTTTGAGATCTGGATCACAAGTCCCTTCATGTCGGAGTAGGAAGGAACCTTCTTGGCTAGGTTCTTAAGGGCTGACACGTAGTCCGCCATCAATGAACTTGGGATGTTCTCCGGGTCTATTGATGTGAACTCCTTAACGATGCCAGACATCAACGAGTGCTTTCGCTTGGTCGCCTTAGCTTGTAGGTCACGGACCTGCTCGATCCTTGCTGCGTAAGCCGCATCATCCATGACCTTGTCCACGTAGTTCTCGAACTTGGTGAATGAGGCTGGGTCTCCGATCTTGATCCGCATTGCTGCATTGATCAGTGCCTTGGACTGGGCTACCGAGATATCTCCCTTCTGCTTGATCAGGCTCAGGTAAGCTGCAACATCCTCGCGGATCTTCTTCTGTGCAGCAGCGGCTTGCTTTAGGCCCTCCCCGATACCGCGTACCTCACCCTCTACGCTGCCGATACCGCGACCCAGATTGAACCCATCCTTGGCCACACGCTTAAGGTCCTCCTTGGATTCCTGAAGCTGTGCCTTGAGGTTGTCAATGGCGGCTCGCGCAAGGTCAACATCCTTGGCGTTACGGGCAATGAACTCTTCCTCAAGTTCAGCCATGGACTTCTTGGTCGCTGCGTCGTAGCTGTCAATGAAGGTTTTGTACTGCTCCTTCATATTGCTCAGGTCCTCCTTGGATCGAACGCGTTCCTCCTTTGCTCCAGCCGCCTTTGCTTGGGCTACAACCTTGGCCTCTTGCGCTGCGCGTTCAGATGCGTCCTGAGCACGGGCGTCGATCAGCATCTGCTTGCGCTGTGCCGGAGCTGCGTTCAGGAACTCTGATCCTTTAAGCAGGCGGACCACATTGCTATCTGCCTTGGAGTATACCGTACCGGTCCCGCCTACCCCTTCTGCCAGCTCTGTATTGACGGCAACCCCTGCGTTAGCAGCAGCGCCCAGATCGCGGAAGAACTCAAGGGTAGCTCGTGCGTCCCGTGGATCAACTAGGATCGGATCAATGCCCAGTGCCTTAAGGAAGTCGTTGATGATCGCAACAACCTTGTCGATTACAGTAACTTCCTTGGCCGTAAGCGGATCGCCTGAGTCGATGCGATCGCTGACCATCTGCGTCAGATCAGCAAGGAACTCTTCCGGTGCTTCGGCAGAAGAGTAGTCCTTACCCATCATGGCCTCAACGGCCTTGAAGTCAGACGGCTTGACAGCTTTCTTGACCCTCTCCTTGAACTGCGTGAACAGCTTGGGATCAGCGCCGAATGCCTGACGAAGAGCAACGTGCCCGATCTCGTGGGCTATCGTATTCTCAGTGGCTTGATCCAAGTTGATGTGGATCGTACCCTCTACGTTGCCGTTAGCGTCACGGCCGGTGATGGTAAGTACGCCTCGATTACCGGACGAAGCATCCCCTACTGGGATGGTGTCAGCCGTCTCGTGTACTTGGATGTTAACCCCCGGAGCAATGGACCTGAGGGTAGTGGCCGCTTTGGCTACCTTGCCAATAATCGCTGCGTAATCAGCACCAGCTTTGTTCAACCCTTGCAAGCGTGTTGCAAGTTCGTTGATGGCAGCGGAGTCATTCACGTCAACACCTCCACTGGTCGCAGCTTTAGTTGCAGCCAGTGATGGGTCTTCTGCTAGCGCATTCAGCTGATCGTCTGTCAAATCCCCTTCTGGGTTGATCCTTGCGGTGCCTTCATTGGGTGTCCGGACGGCATTTGCGCTATCAATAGCCGCCGCCTGATGTTCACCCTTTTCTCCGGTGTAGTTTTCGCTGGCATCGGTTGATCCTTTTTCTCGTTGCTCATACTTGTATGTTTCTATGGTGCTTATCGCGTCATCTATCTCTGCAAGAAGGCCGTCTATCTGATTCCTTGTCATCATTCGATTTGGGTCGGTGGCCATGCTGGCGATCTGTTTCCTTTTACCATACAACCAGTTGCTTGCCTCGTTCAGCGAAACGGGGTCGGTGGGTACACCGTTATCAACGCGGTTCATGGTTCTGACAACCTGATCAGGAAGGTCGTCCATGGGGTCGAAGAACACCCCTCGATCATTCCTCATTCGTATCAGTTCATCGCGTTCCGCGTCCCCTTTCGTGTCGGTGTTAAGCTCTTCTTCTGTCGGCTTCGCCGCAGGGTTTGCGGTGGCGGCGGTAGGCGTCGAGAGAATGTCGCCATTCCCCACCCTGCTCTTGAGTAGCCCGATGTTATCTCCGGACTTCCACATAACCTCACCGGTCTTTGCGTCTTCCAGCCAAAACGAGGTCTCATCTCCGCGTCCGACCACTAGCTTCTGAACGGGTCCGTTATCAGGATCAGTCAATATGATAGTGCCATCATTGAGCGATGTAACCTCATCTGCCCAAGCAGTTGTTTCTCTTATGGCATCCTGAGATCCATCTCCTTTTACCGGGAGCGATATCCTTCCGTCTACAATGAATCTGTGGCCGCCATCCTTGGACACACTTCCGTCATCCTGCTTGATCGTAGCAGTGTTAGTACTTGTCTTATCAGTAGTTGGTGTCTTGGTCTCTATACCCGCCAGCTTGCGTAGCTCATTGTCGATGTCCTGTACCTTGCCCTCGACCATCGCCTTCTCCTTCTTGGATAGGCGCTCCTTCTCCAGCAGCAGATCGAATGCCTGCCTGCGCTTATCCGCTGGCATATCCTCCGGCATCTTCTGCATCAGCTTACTCGCCACCTGAAGGTCGTCAACAGCACGATCCACTTCAGCCTGAGTTACCTCACCGGCCTTGACCAAGGCCTCTGACGCAGCCTTGAATGTATCTACGTAGTCAGGATCAGTGAACAGCTTCTCCATGAACTTATACTGCCTCTCGGTCTGCTGCTTACCAACAGCGCCAGCCTTACGTGCAGCAGAGTATGCGAACGGAGCTGACATGATACTGCCTCCGATGCCTTCCTGAATACCACTGCGCACAACCTGACCGAACGCGTCAACGAAAGACTCTGGGGTCTGGAACAAGTCCCTGCCTTTAGCTTCGTTGTACATCTCCTTCATGCCGATGTCGGCTAGCTCTTGGGCTGCGCCGGTTTCTGCTTCAGCTAGGAAACCAGACCCTGTTTTGACAATGGCGTTACGGATCCAGCTGTCTGTCTCTGCGCTGAGTAGTCTATTTATCTGGCCAGCCGACATGCTTGGCAGCATCTTGGGCATGGCAGACGCAAGGATCGTGCGCGCAACAGGTGTACTCTTGGCAAGGTTGCTGAAACCAAGGCGCTCAAGGGATGCTGCGATCGTTCCACCAGCCGCAGCCAGTGCTGCCTTCTCTGACTCCGGTACACCAGCCCATTCATCACCTGACATCTCCTGCTTCATTCCGTCGTAGGACTGAAGGAAGATCCCGGACATGGCTGGTGTCATCATTAGCAGTGCCGAACCAGCAAGACCGAGAACCGCTCCACCTAACAGCCCTTTCTCCTTCTCTTGGATGTACTCCTTGGTCGTGCTCTCGATACGCATCAGATCGGTTGGTATATCCCTGATACCGGATGCGTCCTTGCCGATAAGCTCTTCCTTGAGGATGCCGCGCTGTGCGTCGGTCATACCGGTGAACCCGGTTACAGCGTCTAGCGAATTAGCCAGAGACATGGTCAGGTCAGCGCCAGCTGCCATCATCTGACCGACAGACCCAGTGAACTTGTTCGCGATAGCCCCGCCCCAACTTCCTTGACCCTTCTTGATCTCGTAGTCCTGCATCGTGGCAGCCATCTCATCCAGACCAAGCTTGCTTGCGTAGTCCTCTGCGATGGGGATCAGGGCCTGTACGGTACGGGCTTCTTTGTTGTGAGCCTCTACCGCTGCGTCATACTGAGCGGATAGCTCTGGCTGAAGAGCTGGGTTTTCTTGGATCTGCTGCTCTAATTGCTTGCGCGTTGCCTCCAGTGCGGCTGCTGACTCTTTAAGCGATCCTGTGCGCTGTACGATGCTTTGCCCGATCTTATCGAATGCCATCTTCTCTGCCTCGATACCTTGCTTCGCTTTGTTCAGCTGCTCTTCATTCATCCCGGCGAAGTGGGAGTTAGCGAACATGTTCTGTCTGGCCATCTCAGCTGACAGTTCTTCCTTGCGCTCCAACTCCATCAGGTTCTGGCGCTGGGATACGAACGGCATACCCTCTGTCATCTTCGTGGTAGGAACCATGGGCTCCTGCTTGGCCACGAGAGATGGCTTGGCGATAACGTCACCGAACGGATCAAGCTCCGTGGCTTGGCTTACGGGCGCAGCTGTAGCTTGCGGGGTAACGGGTTGCTGCTTGGCAGGAGGCTGCTGCGGCTTGCTTGGGTATAGCTTGGACATGGCAGCGCCGATGTCCTGCTCTGACATAGTTGACGGGAAGGCAATGATAGCCCCATCCGGCGCTTCGATCTCGATGTCTTGTGCCGGTGGATTCTGAGGATCTGTCATTACTCTAGTGATTGAGTTACCTGGTTCCAGCGTTTACGCACTGGAGCTGGCGTTTGGGAAGATGGTGCGGGTGGCTTGGCTGGCGCTGATGGGGCAGGCGATCCACCTACCGCACCCTCCAGTACATCAATGAATGTGCCTCCGCTTGGGACCTGCTTCTTGTAGTACTCATTCAGGGCGGGAAGAACATCGCCGACCCTGCGGTATACGATAGGCGCAGACTTGAACTTATCGGTACTAAGCAGGGCTTCTACGCCGTCAGGACCTGACGATTGCTCCGCCCTCATAAGCTCCTGCGTCATCTCCGGGCCAACCTCGCGACCGACTACGTACCACTGTCCGGGAATAGGTTGCTTGTTCTTATCGTATGCACGCTCGAAGCTCTCTCCGGTGATGTAAGAGTTTCCGTATCTGCGGGCACCAACAGGCTTCGCCTGACCGCCAACGATCACACTTGGATCGACTCGCTGTATGCTTCCATTCGCTTCATTGGCAGCGATCTGTCGGGTCATGATGTGCATCTGATCATTCTTCTCATCAGGGAACTTATTCCCGGAAGACATGGCTTGCAGATTCTCCTTGCGCAGTTTCTGATATGCGCTATTGGTCTGAGACTTCCAGTCATCTGTGGCGATAGACCTTCCTACCCCACCAGACAAGGACGTCTTCTCTGTATTGGCCTGACTTCCACGACCCATCTCAATTCCCTGAGCATGAACATCCTCAGTGATGGATACGGGCAGACGCTTTGTAAGATAATCCTTAGCCTCTTCGACCGTGATGCCAGACACATCCGCCATGCGCGGAGCCATTGCATCAATGACCCCATCGAAGTTCTTCTTGCCCTCCTTGGTCATGAACCAAGTGTTGCCTCTCTTGGTGATGCCAACCTTCGACAGCTCTTGCTGCGACTGTTCAAGCCCCTTAAGGACGTCGTTGTTGTAGAACTCCTCCATTGACATGCGCTGCTCGAACGCACGGTTCAGTCGGGTTTGTTTCAGTACATCACCTCCAGCTCCGTCCTCTGCGCTGAATTGATTCAAGCCAGAGTACAATTCCTCCGCCATCTTCAGCGTCTCAGGGTCGAACTGGATCTTGTTGTCCTTGGCGTTCTTGATGTACTCAGCGGCACGCAGTCCAATGAACTGGCTGTGCTGGCCAAGGGCTTCGAGTTCGGATGACAGCTGACGCCACTTGGTACGTAGTTCCGGGTTGGTTGCAATGGCTCGCATAGCCGCCTTCTTGTCTCCCTTGTAGTAAGCATCGGCAACCCCTGCTACGAAGTTGTCCATCTTACCACGGGCCACCTTGACAAAGTTCTGCTGATATGGATCAGCGGCTTTGCCCATCTTGGAGTTGATGTCAAAGTCCTGAACGGCCTTGTCCAGATCCTGCTGCCTGCGTTGCAGTAGTGCAGCTGCTTTGCTGATAGCCCCAAGAGGTGTCTGTGCGGCACGAGGGGTCAGCTCAAGGCCGGTCTCATAACGATCTTCAGCTACGCCGGGTCCGGGGTAGAAGTCCTCTTGCGTAAGCTCAAGCACGCCCTGCTGAGGGAACCCGCCTTGGATGTTAACGGATTGGCTGATATTCTGACGCTGTGGCTGATACACAGCTGACGACGTGCTCGCGTCAGTCACCTGTTGCTGTGCTGGTTGACCGGCGCCAGCAGCTACCGCAGCAGCTATGTCAACGCTATCATCCGTGGCTACTGGATCCGGGTTGTAGAACTCACCTTCGGGCGTACCTAGCTCTGGCATTAGAATCCGTAGTTAATGGGAGGTGTCTTAACTCCGGTTGGGAACTGGTAGTTGTCCGGCAGTAGGCTTGAGCCTTGGCTTGAGTAGGACTCAGGAACTGGTGGGCCGTCCGGCTGCGCGTAGTTATACGGGGCAGCAGTTGCTCCCTGTGGGATGCCGCCATCCTTCAATACCTTGCCACCTCCGAGCTGCATATCAGGCAGCATGGTTGCGATCTGTGCTCCGATGCCGAACAGTGAGTTCAGGTTGTCGTTGCTCGACTGCTTCATGTGAGCCCAGTTGGCCTGAGCCATGTTACGGCGCTTGAGCTGACGGTTGTACATCAGCTGGTTGATGTTCTGGGTCAGTGCTCCTTGGTACTGAAGCATACCGTCTGCTCGATCAGAAGCACCAGCGGCTACACCAGCAATGCCTTGGTTGAACCCCTGCTGGGAACGAAGAAGGTTGTTTACTGCTCCGGGTCCAGATGCACGGACCAAGTTGTTCTGGGTCTGGGCCAGCGCGTTACCGAGTCCTTGTCTGGCGAATGCACTTGCCGAATCCGTACCAGCTCGCATGGCTCGCTCTTGCTGTGAGATGCGGTTCAAGTAGGACGTAAGCATGGGAGAGACTGGCTCGATCTCTTTCTCTCGCTGGTTGTATATGGACTCAAGGTCTTTTGCCTTGTTGCCTTGGGAGATCCCACGGATCCCTTGAGCGAGCGCAGATGCGCCCATTAAAGCTAGACCAATAGGGACTACCATGTGGTACTATCGTTTTGGTACCTGCTGATTGTCAGGCAGTTACAAAGATAGCGAAAGATCGCACTTGCTTCTGTCCATGGACCTGTGCTATATTTGCCCCCGAATACGACGCAACCGTATTCGGCACTGAAGATATTGACTGGACCAAGGGGTTCCCTTGCCAGCTACACGGAAGGCCGAGGACAGGTTGCGTCTGTTCTCGGCTTTCGCTTTTGCGATAGCCCGTAATGGATACGGGATGAGCGTGACCCGTGATAAAGCACCTCAGAGCCGATACAAGGCAGTGTATCCCCGGTAAATGAAAGAAGCGACTTCTATGACTTGCAAACGCCTTTCAGCCACACGATCTCATCCTAGGCTCCTTTATACGGACTGTGGTCGGGGAGTACACGGTTCTCCATCTCTTTCTATGGAAGAAAGGGGGTAGGGGGATTGATGGACTTCCTTTCCCCGACCTTCCGTCTAAGCCAACCACCATTACCGGACTGTCTGTCCGTATAAAGTAGTTACTTAATTAGTTTGAGCTGGCCCGATAGGGCTACTGCCTGCTTTGCAGATGCAGTTGACCAGATGCAGCGAAGGTAGAAGAACTGATCTTGAGGCAGTGGCCTAGCTGGATCAACCGATGCGAGAACTCTGTCTGCCCAAAATTCCCAACCATCGTACGCCTTGACCCAGTACGGGCTGTTGTTGATCACGGCATCCTTGCGGACGATCACATTGAAGTTCTGGTCAAGGATCTCGATTCGGTCAGGCTTGGACCCAGTTACACGCCCGCGACAAAACTCCTTAAACATGCCCACATCTCCTACCACTGGAACGGTGATCGAGGATTCTCGGATATTCCCGGATATTGTATACCCTTCATCCAGCTTGAAGCACTGGGAGTTTCTGAATCCGTAGAACCTACCGTTCAGCATGGAATACTGGTCCATGTCATAGGTGTACCTTCCGATCCATTCGTTGGTATCAGGGGAGTACACATACACGCCACGGCGGGGACGGGACTGCTGGCCATCCACCGGATCCTGCGGGATCATGATTGAGAAGTAAGCCTCGTTGTACCTACGGTCGTAGCCAGAAGAAGCCTTGAGCATGTTAGCTCCATAGCCTACCGGATACAGTGTCAATGCAGGAAGAGTTTCAGCAATGAACTTCTCGTGGCCGATATCAATGATCTGATCACCAGTCAGCCTATACCAACTGTTGCGGTCTGGCCAGAAGAAGCTATCTGCATATCCCTTTCCGGCAAGGGCGGTGGATTTGGCAAGCAACCTCCACATCTGGTCGGGTGAGCCGATGGATCGTGACAGCCACATCTCGTCACCCCAGTAGTTTGAGATGACCATGGTAGAGATCTGCTCACCAGAGGCGCCGGTGAGGATGTTCTTGGCTGTCAGCACACGAGCTACGCCACGGTCATGGAAGGTGTAGATGTTCCTACCTCCTTGGCCCAAGGTGTAGATGTTCCCACCTCCTTGGCCCAGAGCCGTACCCATTGTCTTGATCTCCCCATTCTCCTCTGATAGAACCTTCAGGTTCGCGTCAATGAAGGTTCGGATACCCGGTACGTCAGTAAGGATAGGATCTACCTCCAGAGAGCAGATAAGCCCGGTAGGATAGGTAGTCCTTTCTTGGATACCACCTTGGTCGTCGTAAGGAATGCCAAATCCTGTTACACCTGACTGTTTCCAGTAGTCCTGATTGTATGCGTCAGCGAATGGGATACCCCCTCTGGCAAAGTCGGTGATCTGAGTTACTGGCACTCCGCCCACCATAATGTCAGGATATGTATACATCCCGTTGGTCGGGTTGTTGCTATCGTAGACATACGGCTTGACGGCATAGCCGATCGTTGGCCACTGGTATGGTCCGCCGGGCGCGGCTGTTGCGATGCCGTACTTAATGGAGGCCCGTTGCTCTGCGTCCCATAGCACACACCACTGACGAAGTCCGAACAGTGTTCTTGCATAATCACCTACCTCGGTATACGGTATCTGCGTCTGGATGGGCAGGCGATAGCCGGGGTTCTTTCTGTACCCAATGTAGGGCAGGCGGGGAAGAACATTGAGCGAAGTACCGGCAGCGGTGAACTGCTGCATAAGCGGAGCGGCTGGATCGTAGCTGATCGTGCCATCAACAAAACATCCCAGTGAAGGAGCAATGGTGCAGTCTCCGCCAAAGAACTTGATCGGTGCGTTCTTGTTGTAGCGCACAAGGATCCGGCTGTTCACTGGAGGAACTGGAAGAGGAACGGATCCCCACAGTCCGAACGATACCGTACAGGCAGTAGACCTGCGACCGCTGGATGTAGCCGTACCAAGGTTGGCTACACAGATACCGTATACCTGTGTTCCGTCAGGAGCGGTCCAAAATCCATACAGCCCGATATCGAACAGGATATTAGGGGCAATGGCCATGAACTGGGATCCATTGATCTGGAGCCAAGCCTGAGCCTCATTGCTTCCTTGCTGTACCCATACGTAGCGTGTCTGAAGAACATCCCCACTGAGTACATCCTCCCAGCGTTCATTCAGAAGCTCGAACGAATCATTACCTCCTGTCGATACACCGATGCAGGTATCCAGCTTGATGTGGTACCCGGTGTTGATGTACTGGTCAATGGTCAGGTCCGGAACGGTAGCGTTGACCCGGATCAGGTTCACCACATAGAACGGCTGGTGATAGGCACGGGTAATAGCTGAGTCGAACGTCTCCGTACCGGCCAGATACTCCTCGTTGTAGATGGGAGTAGAACAAACAACGCGAACGAACGAGGATCTACCGTCGATCACTTGGTCGGCAGAATCAATGTCGATCAATGTATTCCCTTGATCACCACCGGGCATGTGCCATGGTCCACCTCCGGGAGAAGGTACCTGTCCCCTCCATGCATCGTATCCGATGTAGTTGGATAGTGGAGCTGGGCTACCACCGGTGGCTTGATACGCCATTCCAGACATTGGTTCACCAACGTTCACCTGACCCTGATCGTACTGGATGCCAGCATAGGTGATCATGTCCGGGAACAGTCCGGTATAGTTATCCGGACCTTCGTTGCTGGGGTATGTCCATCCGAATGGAACAGAAGCTACGCCAAGCGGGCTAACGAACTGGAGCTTGAAGTTCTGCGGGTTGGCGATCAGCTCGTCCTGAGTAGCCTGATCAACCTTGAATGACTTGAAGTCAGGGATGTCAAGGTTCAGCGCCCATCTATCCCTACGGGTTCTGGTCGCAGCCGATGTGTCGAACGGCTCATCCTCCTTCAGTTGATACGCGGCGATAGCCTGAGCAACAACCTTGTTAGCTGGCTCAGTACGCATGATGGACAGAACCTTCGCCCCGCGAGGTAGGTTCTCTACCCCATAGATAGCCCCGCCTAATGCCTGATACTGCGGAGCCCACATCCTCTCGGTAATGTCCGAGTACACAACCGCGTCATCAACCCCACCCAAGCTGGCCTGAGTGACTGGCGACATGTCAACACGGGTCTGATCGTTAAGACCGTTGATACCGCTTTGCACCGGATCAGTCGGACCCCACGGAGCCTGAGCCCCGGCGTCCGTAGCCATGTTGATGAAGTTGTATCCCGTACCCGGAGTTGGCAGGGGGAACTTCGTTACTTGTCCTTGGTCGAAGGCATCGAACGTAGCTGTGACAAGAGGGATCGTTGGATCCTGTCCGTTGCAGTTGGTATTAGCCGCCCACGTAGGAGTGTCGGAAAGATTCAGGCTGTCCCCCTGCTTTGGATCCCTGCGGTTAGGGAACTGATAGCTGTCATACAGCTCCGTTACGTAGTATCTGGAAGAGTATTTGTCCCACACCATTACACCAAGGCCATACGCTTCTCCGCGCATGTAGCTCTTCATGTAGGTGTTGTTAACGGGGTCAGAGTACCCGTCGTTGTAGATGCTGGAGAAGTTGCTGTCCGGCTGGGTATAAACTCCAGCAGTAATGGGAACCATCTTATTCCCGTCAACCTCCGTGAACGTTATGCCTGAATCTCTGGTACCGGTGGAGAAGTTTCCGTAAGTGACCCTACGATCAGCGTATTCAACCGCCTTTGGAGCGGTGAATGTTATTAGCCTCGGACCGACTTCATCCGCAGGAACAACCTCCGGCAGAGCAATAGCATCAGTAGGATCATTGAAGGTCTGGATGGATACCTGTCCGGGGACGATGCCGATCTTGGCCACCACCTCAGTGATACCGGCTCCGAGTCCATCGGTATACTTGGTACGCAGAATCTCCACGAAGGAATAACCTTGCTGGTTATCAACGCGGAACCTCAGTGTCACTCCGTATCCGGTCGGAGTCAATGGAGAGATAGGTCCACCAACGGTAGACAGGCCGGGGAACGAGCCCTGCTGCCACGTCATCTTACGGTCCTGCCATATAGGAACCGTGACAAGGGGTGTTTCTGGGCCGCTGTTCGATCTATCGCCAAGCGGTGATACGTAGCGTAGTCGGTACTGATATTGTCCAGCAGCGAGACCCGGAGAGGTTTCGTAGTTACCTACGTGCTCGGGGAACTCTGGGTTAGTGGTGAGGAGAACGGAGTTAAGGTCCGTGGTGTAGGCGGAGAAGTAAACGTCGTTGCCTACGTTCAGCAGCAGATCATCCACGTCCCAGTACAGGGCATCAGATGCGTGATCGGCTGGGTAAATAACCCCGCGTCTTACATCCTCGACAACCGCAAGCTGAAGCGGACGATCATATCGGTAAGGGATGTTGGGACTCTGGGCTACAATGACCCCGTCGATCTTGATGAAGGAATCCTGACCATCACCAGCCCAGAACTCCACCATGTGGCCGTTGCATGAAGCAGCGCCGATGCACTGGTACAGAAGGCTAGGCTGAAGGGTCTCGAACGAAGCTACCTCCTCACCACCAATAGCAGATGCAGATCCAGTGTTACCGGCAATGGATGTAGGGCGGATATTAACCGCCTCCCTAGCCAAGCCGTCAGGCATAAGCTCAGGGCGCACGTCGCTATTTACACCGCGTCCAAGTAGTCTTCGGATCCACGGAAAGTGTAACAGATTTGGCATCCTACCGTGATTTACCCCTGTGTTTCTGCTTGTGGTACCCGGCATACCCCCTAGTATTCTCGTCCTTTACGTACTTCGTTCTTGGTGAGTGAAATACTCCGCTTAGTCCGCTGTCGTAATTACCAGTGACTTTATCAATGGCATCAGCAGCTCTGTCTTTTAGAGGACTTGGGTGTCGCGAAAACTTAGGAACAGTCCTCTCGCTCAGTCCACCCATTCCGCTCCATGACCCATTGGCTATTTTGGATCTCTCCCTTTCAAGTTCCGCGTCTATCTGGGCCTTGGTCATCTTCCGCTTCCGTTTGCGTCCTTCAAATTCTCCTTGATTCATAGCGAGTGGATTATGGGAAGTGACCGAATCTGTGCGTGTACGCGTCGGTATCGTATCGGCCCTTCTTGTCGTTCAGCTTGTACCTGATAACGGCTTGATGCCAGCTACCGCGAGCATCCTTCAGCTCTGACTGCTTGCTGTCGATGCGATACTTCATCAACTGCGGAGCTTCTGGTAACATGGCCTTAGCCGCACGGTCAACGATGAAGTCAGTGATAGCTTCACGGCACCAGTACGGAACCTCGAAGTCCTCTCCGATATCCTCCATACCCAGTCCGGTATAGGTGATGTGCAGCTTCTCGTATCGAGCGCAGCCTTCGGACAGATAGAGTTTGCCCATGTGCTCGCCTGCGAAATGCAAGCAAGGCTGGGTCTGGGTCCAAGACGAGGACCACTGAAGAGGGTCTGGATTGAAGCCCCTGTTGTTGGCCACGTATCCAGATCCACCCTTGTGCCACATGTTCGGCTTTATGAACAGGACAGTTGATCGACCGATGTCACAGTTGCTGCCGTTGAACAACAGGACCATGTCCTTACCGGTCAGGTCACAAGGAAGCTCAATGATCAGGTCGTCAGGAATAGCAGCCTCGAAGATCTTCTTGTAGAACTGGGTCTGGTAGTTCATCTCTACCAGCGCACGTTGAGCCGCACTGAGGTAGAAAGGACGACCAAGGCGACCGAACTCCTCGTCACCGATCTCCTGAGCGGCGAACGTGATCACTTCGCCTACTGGTACGTATGCGTTACCGAGGCTCATGGATCAATTTGATTAGGGTCGTTGACCGACATGAGTGGGCGGGTGCGCGTGATCTGGTTCGGATCGAAGTCGCGACCATCGTTATGCAGGCGCTCTTGCGGGATCTGAAGCGCGTAAGCCTCAAGGTCAAGGATCATCTTCTTGGCCGACAGCAGCAGCTCGTCGGGTAGGTCGATATTCTCGTTAGGGTCAACGGTGGTAAAGTCAGGAGCAGCGAACAACCCTACCAGTAGATGGGTGATGGCTTTCTTTACTCCGAACACATACACGCGATCCTTGATCACCGTACCATTAGACTCCCGGCCACGCGCGTAGTATGGGCGGGCGGGCGAAGGGGCTTGGTACTTGGCGGACTGGATGGCGTTCATTGAAGCCAGCGTAGCCGCAGTGAACGGGGTTCTGGTAACAGCCGGAGGACAGCCATGCTCGATCTCGTTGCGGAGGTATCGAACAAACACAACCCCTCGGTCGTTGGGCAGCGAGTACACCGAGGTAGGAAGATCGAAGTAGCAGGCATCCCACTCGGTCACACTGGTGTCACCTGCGTCACGGTGGGTAACCGGCACGATGTACGTGCTGGTCATGGAACTGGCTGCTTTGTAGTCTCCCTTGTCCAGCTGCTTGGTCAGCTGCTGGTCCTTGAGCTTATTGACTACAAGAAGTACGTTGTAGAGGACCGACTCCCGATGACGCAGAGCATCATCGTGGATGTACCCCATCGTAACGAGGATGTCGTCAGCTAGTTGCGCGTAGGTCATCAGCCACAAAGATACTACAAGTACCTGTGGCTCAGGGGATTAAGTCAGTGCTCCAATCCTGACAAGCTCGGCCCTTGTTGCAACCCAGTCCACGAACGGTCGATCGCAGATCAGTGGGTCATATACCAGCGGGGCGCCTAGCGCGGCGTCGTCTATGTACAAGTGAGCGTACGCCTTCGGTGAATGTGTCCATGACCCTTGGTCCGGGTTCTGATTCACCCCATACAGGGCGATCTCATTGGATTGGAACCACTCAACCGCTTGGGTTAGGTAAAGACCTCCATTGGGGTGCAATGTGCCGTCACTCGATGTGTCGCAGTCTATCTTATCGCTGCGCATTGTCCACAGAATGAGCCTGTGTCCGGCGTCTGATAGCTCCTTAAGAACAGGGGCTGCGCCTATCTCCTTTCCCAGATCAGGAAAGGCATGAGTGACACACGTTCCGTCAAAGTCTACAGCTATGATCATCGTTGCTTGTTGTTGGGCAACGAAGATACTAACTTTATGCTACCGAAGCCAGATTGAAAAGCTCGCTAGCGTCCTTTGATGCAACTGGCATAAGGGCCGTGCCGTCGCCTTGTTTTACGGCGATATATGTCAGAGCCCAGCTGGCCAGTGTATTGGTCATGGACACCGGAAAAGACACTTGGTCGGTCAGGACGGTTACAGTTCCGGGGTCCTTGAGGTAGGCAATACCGATCAGGGAGGCGGATGTAACGCTCTTGGGGAGAACCCGAAGCTCCCTTGTTCCGGACGCGTAGGCGGTAGACGAAGCGTTTCCGGGGATGTAGTAGGAGAAGGTAACCCGGTTGGGGTTACTGGCAAGAACCTCGTTCCCGTTACGGAAGATGTTCAGGCGGATCTTTGGTACTTCTTCCACAGTCACTCGCTCAACCGGATCTCCAGACCCAGACCAACCCAGCTCCGTGCGGCAGCGGCTGCTGCCTGCTGGAAGAGGGAGGATGCTCGGAGTTCCATTTACTTCGGGACGGGCGTAAATGCCCATAACGTTCCAGATGCCCTCCCCGAACGATGCGTCGTTGAGATCAATGCCACCTTCTGTATTTGTCTGGCAGATCCTCATCCGCGTCAATTCGGAGAGAGCTTCTTCGGAACCTTTGCGATTCGCAAGCGCCCAGCCAATGGCTGTCATTGCTCGCGAGATCGAACTGTTGATAGCAGGGATGATATCCTGATCAGGAAGGTAGCGATCAGAGCCTTCGGCATCCAGCCGAGCCTTCATGACATTCCAGATATCGGTCCCTGTGATCATTATTGTGGTTGGATGGACAGCAGATCGCCACGGCTAGAGGCCACGATCAGCTGACGTTCACGTTCACGTTCTACTTCTGCCTCGCGCTTGGTCAGCTCCTCTGCGATATTGCTACGCAGTACAGGGAGCGCCATGCTACGGGTCAGCTTCAGCCCCAAGTCAGCGCCAATGGCGAACAACTCAGCCGATTGCTTGGCGTTCAGGTTGTTCACATGGGCGGCGTAACGTTCAGCGAATGCAACCTCCATGCTAGAGGCAGCTACGCTGTCATCGGACCAGAAGAAGAACTTGCGGTACATCTCATGGGTGTCCATGTATGCCTGCTCCTTCTTACTCTTGGTGCGGAATACGCTTTGGTACTTGGTCTGGTGACGGCCACCTACCAGTACCGAAGAACCGGTGTCCATCTTGAACACGATGCGACCGAACGGAGCCTTGATGCGCTGGCCACCAATGCGCTTGGCTGGCAAGATCCACCAACTAGCTGGGTGGAAGTAGATCTTCTCCGGAGCTTCGTCATCGGGATCAGCGTCCCGCATATCAACCAGCCCGTCATCGGAGTGCGGCAGATTGGCTGTACGGATAGCGTTACCCATCTGATCTGCCATTACCTTGCCCAAAGCAACGATATCGACCGATGCTTGGCTTGGAGCCGGTGCTCCGCTTACAGGAGGGGCGTCAGCATTGGCGTCCTCCCATTGTTCGATAGCCTCTTCCAGTGCTTCTTCTGACGTGTTGTCGGTATACGTGATCCCGATCTTGTCAGCCTTTGTGCGCAGACGAGCGATCTTACTACGTCCGTCAACCTTCTTCTCTGCCATAGTGTATGGTATTTGTGAGGTACAAAGATATGGCTAACTGGCTGAGTATCAATGCAAAAGCCCCCGGATTGCTCCGAGGGCTTCAGCTGTGTGTTGATCAGGCTTGCGCCTGTTGATTACTGGACGTCGATGATGAACGAAAATGCGGCACCTTGCATCTGCACGCCAATGAAGCCTTCTACAGTGTAGCGCTCAAAATCATAGATCTCGAACGGAGTGATGTTGTTACGGCTCTGCGACACCTTGACCCCTTGCTGGATCATCGGCACACCGCGCATCGTTACAAGCTTCACCGTGTTCTGTTGCAGCACCACCAGACGGCGGCTGAAGATCTCGGGGAAGGACGCGATGTCGCCCCAGATCTGCACAGGCACCAGCGTCAGGGTCTGACCGCCGATCTTCCACACCTCGAAGTCAAGATCGAACACCTTGTCGCCGCTAGAGTAACGGACGAACTCGGCCTTCTGCTTGAGGTTCAGGGCGTGCAGCATCTCCGGGGTACCGAACACAACTCGCTGGTTGTTGTTAGGGCCGAAGTTGGTTTGGAAGATACCTGTGGTCAGGTCATCCCATACCGTGCTCATTGTGCTCTGGATCGTAGCACCACCGTTGTTCTGGATGGCGGGAACGATACCTTCGGTCGTCTTGGCGATAGCTCCACCCAAGGTCAGGGTCTCACCGTACTGGCCGAACCAGATACGCTGACACATCGTGACCTTCAACTGGGTCAGCAGGTTCTTCATGTCGGTTTCCATGAAGTTGGTCTGCTGGAGGTTCTTCCACTTGATACGCTCAAGGTGGTTCCAAAGGGTCTGCTCAGGACCGATCTTCTCCAGCAAGTTGGTGCGCTGGACGGTCTGGGTGCGGACAGGCTGCACGAAGGTGCTTTGGCCATCACCACCCAAGGTGCGACCGTCGGTGAAGTTAGCCCCGCTGGCTACGGCTGCGAGACCTACGCCTACCATCGAGCGGATCACTGCGGTGTTGGCACCGGTGTTCACGCTATCTACAACGCACTGTACCTGAGTACCGTTGGTTGCAGTGTAGTGGAGCTTCTGACCGGGGTAGATGAAGCCTTCGCTGGCAGCAGCGTAAGTGATCGTACCGGTTACCGTTACGCCGGGGGAGGCGGCAACGGCGGTGAAGTTGGCAGCCAGAGCGATCGGGCTACGGCTCCATACGTTCTCTTGCCAGATCACTTCATCACCAGCTACTTCCGAGGAAGCGAAGGCCATGAGGAACTGGAGATCGAGGAACTGCTGGGGCTGCGCATCAAAGATGATGGGGTCAACCGACAGGCTCAGGTGGTTCGTTACGCCACGGCTGTAAGCCACGGCATAGGGAGAACCCGGAGCGTTGGTGTTCTGTAGACCATACGGAGCATTGTTAATGTTCTCCGCGTAACTGTTAAGTGACATGCTGTTTTAAGGGTTTTCTTAGTTTGTGTTCAATGCTCGGAACAGGATCTGATTGATCGAGTCCTGTTGTGTAGGATTCTTCGGTGCATCGCCTGCGTCCCGAGCTGCCGATCGTACTGCGGACGGCATACGCGAGGTGTCCTCAAGTCGGGCTTCCTCCAGTCCACGCTTATATCCTCTTGCCTCTGCGGCCTTCACAGCTGGATCGAAGTGAAGCGCCTTCAGGAGCAGGGTAGCTGCTTGGGGGGTGGGAGTAACGCCGTCCTTCTGGACGAAGTTCATGATGTAGTCGCCGGTCTGGATGTTGTTAACGAACGTGTCGTCAACGAAGGATCCGAGATTCGATCCCTTGGCCAGAGCGGCTGTGTTGGTTACCGCTGCTTGGTATTCCTTGAAGGCAAGCTCCTGAGCTTGCTTCTGCTTGACAACGGTCTCTTGGTGATCGTTGCGGGAAGCCTCGTGCTTGAACTCAGCGGCCTCGCGAAGTGCAGTGACCTTGGTCTTAAGGGCTTCTTTGACATCCGAATCGGCTTCGGGGTCATTGAGCATAGCCCACTGCTCGGACTTCATCTTGTCGGGGAAGTACGTATCAATGAGCTGGCGGTCGTTCAGATCCTTGGCTGCCTTGTTCTCAAGGGCTGCGGTAGGCATGGACTTCAGGTACTCCTGAGCACCAGCTACATCACCCTGCATTGCCTTTTGGAAAGCAACGTGCATAGCAGGGGGCATGGCCTCGAAGGCAGACTTCAGGGGCTGAAGCTCCTTAAGCTGGGTCTCGAACAGCTGCACCTGAGTGAGCTTGTTGTCGATCTCCACCTTGAATGCAAGGGGATCCTCTGCGCCGAAGGTGGTCTTAAAGAGGTTCTTGGCATCGTCGCTCCACTGGACAGTGGGTTGACCACCAACCACAGATGCCACGACATTGTCGTAGGGATCAACAGTTGGCGTGGCCGCTACAACAGGGGTCTCAACAACCACTGGGGCCGGAGTTACCTCTACTTTGACTTCCGCAGGAGCTGCGGGTTCTACGGCTGGTGCAGCCGCAACTGGTTGAGCGGCAGGAGCTTCTTGCTTCTGGCCGGTCAGGACAGATGCGAGGGCTCCTCGGATCTGCTTTCCTTCCTCAACTGTCTGGTTTTCAGTGACTTCCATCGGTACAAAGATATTTCGTTTTCCGCTTATTTGTATACAACTCCCTGACTTTTAGGTAGTTATGTATTTCCGAGGAGCGGATTAGCCTCTGGTTTCAGGTGTGCTGCTTCTGCTTGGGCGTATGGCATTGAAGCCTTCTGGTTGATCTGAGCCATCTTGAGTCCAGCCTGAGTTTCCTCATTGCCAAGCTGGATGTTCTGCTGGTCAATAGCGGCCTGTTCTTGGGCCAGCATCTGAGCCTGCGCGGCTTGTTGCTGATCTTCGACGGCGCGTTGTTGGGCCTCGGCCGCTTTCTTGGTGTACTCCCTTGCGGCTGCGTATACATCGCTTGGAATACTGCGACCCAGAAGTTGAGCCGCCGTAACAGGATCCAGCATACCCATCTGCATAAGTCCCGGAATGGTCTGCTGATCGGTGATAATGCGAAGCTGTGCTCCATCTGGGCTCAGTTCCACCCTGACCCTGAACTGCTCAAGGGTCATATCCTTGCTGGCAAGGAATGCCTCCATGTCCTCACTGCCGACCATCTGCTCAAGCATCCATGGGCGGCGGGTATAGAACTGCTTACCAGCCTGTACGTGGAACTGATGCACCTCTTGGTACACGTCAGCGATAGCTGCATAGAACGGCTGCTGCTGGGTACCGGCTTGTTGTAGCTGGATCTTCAGCGTACCGACAAGTTGATCTTGGCCCTGTGGCGCGCCGTAGTTCGCCTCGTAGATACCGACCGCGCTCTCTGCCACCTCCTTTACCTGTGGCAGCATACCGAGCATCTGGTAGAACGAAGAGGATGGAGAAGAGTCAATGACTCCGCTTGCGTTGGCGATGCCTCCTGTAAGGGTACCGTCGATGATCGCCACGCCGCCCTCCTTGGACTTCATCTCGATCTCCTGCTCGGACATCTGCGTTCCTGCCAGTGCGGAGGAAGCGATGACCGTAAGCTTTCCGCCAGCCGTACGTAGGCGGTAAGCAATGTCGGACGTGATCTGGTTCATCCAACGCTGCGGGTCACGGGCAGCAGTAAGAGGAGCTACGATATGGCCACCGATATATCTCCAAGTGGCGGCCTTGATCGGGAACTTGACAGAGAATACATCGTCCGGATCTGCTTCTTGCAGGTCGTAGACTCCGTAGTCCATTACCATATCTCCAACGAACCCAACGTTAGGCAGACCGCTGTTGCTTGGGGGAACGGGGGCCTTGAGGCTGGAGCTGTAAGTAACGCCCTTGGTATAACCACCGGGCATGTACTCCCATGGGATCATGGAGCAGTAGCGAAGGATCTCAATGCTTCTGCGCTGCTTCTTTGCACGACGCTCTGCTTCGGTCCATGCCAGTGTGTACTTGTTAACCGGAGGATCAACTAGATCTTTATCGGTATACGCGATCTCTCCCGTGTCAGGATCTTTCTCGTTGATCGTGCAGTACTCAAGCTCGCCATCCTTCATGATGTACCCGCGCTCGATCACACGCATATCCTTCCAGTACATCGTGAACACACGAGGACGTGATTGTGGCCAACCTGCTTGGAAGTTGTTGCCTCCGGGTAGCAGGCGAGCCCACTTGTCTAGCGAGTAAATGATATCGGCCTTCGGGTTCCATCGCTCTGCGATAGCCGATACCGACATCAGTGGAGATACGTACATGAACCTGCCGTCAGACAGGTTGGGCTTCATTGCTGAGGTGTCCCACCCGAACTCCCTTGGCTCGATCACTTCGTCCTCCAGCTTGTTGCCGTTCTGGAATGTGTGAATAGCAGCAGCCCCGGACGTGGCCATGAACATAGCTACTTGGCGCTTGGTCTTATCCAGCCCGGTACGTTCAGCCATCATAGCCATGAGCGAGTTAGCCCCGCGAACCAAGTGATCCGTGTACGACATCTCGCGGATGCGCTCTGTCTCTTCTTGGTCTGGGGAAACGCCCATGCCCTCGTATGCGGCAGCCATCATCGGACCAGCAGCGGCTGCTTCTGACAACATCATGCCCTCAAGCATGAAGTCCTCCTTACGCGCCTTGACGTAGCTCGGTGTGGCCGACTCAGCAGTGGCTGCAATGGATAGGTTGTCAACGCCACCGATCATGCGGGTAAGCATGGGTGACATGATGGGGAACTTGAATGGGATCCTTGTGGTCTGCGCAGCTCCGTCACCGAAGAACATCCTTACGTCGCTCTCTTCTCCGAAGCGGCTGTCGATCGCATACCCTACGTTGTCGGCGTAGTTGGACAGGTAGTAGTTCCTCCACTGGCTGACCTGACTGGACAGGAAGTACCGCATCCATACCGAGTGGTAGTACTCCCCCTTCTCTTCTTCGGGGATAGTCATACTCGGAGGAATGACAGGGGCGATTGGCGTCCAAGCCCAGTACCCACGATTGTTGATGCTTACAGGTTCCATTATCTACGAGATTGTCTAAAGTCCCTAAGTGATCCGTCGTCGTCATCCTCTGCGTCGGCGCCTGATTCCTCAGTTACACCGAACGCGCCCCTTTCGATATCGGCAAGGGTGTCCTTCATGAGCTTCCAGATTCCCGGCGCTCTCTTAGCCCATGCGTCCTTTGTTTCGTCAGACGCGCCGTCCATTGGCTGGGCCAGAAGCGCCTTGCAGTTCTCTCGCACGGTCTTCAGATACAAGTACATCTCAACGCGTGCCGTAGCGTTGAATAGGGTCATGCGCTTGAACGCAGTCTTGATGTTATCAGGAATGCCCTTGGAAAATTCCTCTGCCTTGCTCTTGCGCTGCTGTTCGGTTGGATAAGCCTTTTCAATGCAGGCTTGCATCTTGTCCTTGTCTTCGTCATCGAAGTATGGGGAGCATTCGCACCTCATCCACCACGCGAACAGTAAGTCGTGTGGCTTAATGGCGGAAGGCTTCAGCTCTTTGTATTCCCCAAGTTCAGGGTACTGCACAAGAAGCCCCTTGGCGTTCTTGGGCGCATAGATCATGTATGAAGTGTCTTCAGCCATGTGTTACCTCTACTCGTTCGTACTGGTACTTGGGCATGTGGTTGCTGTCACGAACCACCTTCCTTACCGTTCTGTATTCCTTGGTCATGGCATCAACGCGCTTGGGCTGTGCGTCGAACGCCTTAGCGCACACGTCCGCATAACCCATGGCGTACACCATGTCATCGTTGTCAACGTTCTTGGCTTGAGCGCCCCACTTCACAGACCCGTCGGGTTGTGACACAACGGCCATGCGGCGGATCTGGGTCCAGATGTCGTAGTACCAGATGTTGTACCAGTTGGTGCGCAGGAAGTCGGTGATGTCCCCGTACAGGTGATCCTTGCGTGAGTCCTTCCCACCCTTCAGGTCAAGGCCGTATAGGTGTGTGCCACCTCTGTACTTCAGTGGAAGTCTAGCTCTTTCGACAAGGGACTCGCGGAGATTGAACTCAGGGCCACACTTGAAGTCTACATAACGCTGACCGGCGTTGATCTCCACCAGCTCCTTACAAGCCTTCTGGCCATGGTTGCGGTAGTAGATACCCATGAGAATGTTCTGTACGTACAGGTCTTTTGGGAACGCCGTACGAGCGTTGAGCATACATGCTATCGTCGGTACGTATATCGGCCCATCGTTGGTCATGATCTCCTTCGCCGCCATGTCGATGATACACCCCGAGAACTTGGAGTGACCGCCGTCGTTGTTGATCGGGTCGGTCCCGTGGAAGTTCCTATTCGTGTAGGAGTTGTTCGCATCAAGGAACATCTTGATCGGGGCGGTAACCTCGTCAGCATGAGCTGGCTTCCACGTTGCCCCTATTACCGGGTGTGGGAAGTAGCACGTCTCCGGCAACGTGATGGATTCATTGAAGATCGGGACGAAGCTTCCGTACACTGGACCGAGCCCTTTCTTGTGGCACATGTCCATGATCCGGTTCTGCTGCCTCACGATAAGCTCCATCGGGATCAGAGTCCTGTGGGTTATCATAAACGCATCATCCGGCTTACGTGGATAGTGGGCGTTGAACAAGGCCAGTCGCTCTGTTGGCGTAAGCCCCTTTGTTTCCTCGGTCTGGCCTCGCAGGTACTTTGCCTTCTGCTTTAGGTAGAACGCCTTGGTCATACCGGGGCGACAGGTCCAGTCGAAGAACAACGGAGTCCAGCCTGCCGTATCTTCTCCGCCCTCCCATGCCTCAAGCAGTGAACGGAAGTCGTTCTCAAATGCACCGTTACCGGTGTTGTTACTGGACCCAGTACCCCATGCCAAGATCTGGCGGACCAGATCCATCTTACCAGTCTTGATGTTGAACTGGAACATCGACGGGTCGATCTCACCCTTGATGGTCTGGTACGTTGGGATGTTCTGACACTCGTCGAACAGGGACCACGTAGGCGTACGTCCGTTAACGGCCATGCTGTCCTCTGCCGACAGAAGGCGCATCTCGGACACGTCCATGCCCTTGGTGATCTTTGTATCACCCTTATCGAAGTCCATGATAGCGGACTCGGCGGAGAAGCTTTTGCTCACGTCAACACCGGCCAACATCCACTTTGGTAGGTGCTGGAAGGTGGACTGGAACTTGTCGCGGAACAGCGTCTTACCGGTGCCGTCCTTCTTGTGGACCATGAACACACCAGTGAAGCTGGGAACCGTAACTGATCGGATGGCGGCCATTGCCATTACCGACGTGGTGATAGCTGACTGGCGGCCCTTGAGCAGATCGGAGCTCTTTCCAAGGTCGGCAATGAATGCAAGCAGGGCCTGCGGTGCTGACGCCTCGTACTTCCTGCGACCACCTACGAATCCATCCTCCTTTACCGTGATGTACTTATTGAGACCATACAGGGTGTTGTCAGCAACCCTTGCGTACTCCACCTTCTTCCACTCGTACCGCTCCGCCGGATCAATATCAGACAGCGTTCGCTTGTCCTCAAGCCAGCGGCGAGCTTGCTCGATGTACAGGAAGAATCCCAAGTAGGGTTTCAGTTGGTCGAACTGAGGGATGCCTGAGTTAATGAAGCCACGAAACTCCTTCGTGACCAGCTCCGGGTCATCTGGCCTCCAGTCGGCCCTTGTTATCTCTTTGTCTTTCCACTCGTTGATCCACTCTTGCGGGATGCTCTTGTAATAAGCCTTACCCTCAAGCGGCTTCCCGGAGTTCTCGCCTTCAGTGGCCACAGGAATATCGTAAAGCCAAAGATGCGAACCCTCAAGCGTCTCCTCGAATAAGGCCGGGTCTGCCGGAGCCATGCTCCGAGTATACTTATCCTTGCTGACTTGCTGGGCCAGCTCGTCCCCGTAACCCTCCGATCTGACGACCCGTTCATGGTCTGCGGATAGAGTAATTCCAGCAGAGCTAAGGTTCAATAGAAGCTCTGCGGCGTGCTCCCGTATGGATTTAGCCTGCTCGATACCCGCAAAGATAGGCGTAAACTACTGTGTACCAGATAGTTGCAGTACCTTTGCCAAGGTAAACTCATAACCATGCCTTCAACTATTCAGATCAGTCTGGCCACGAATGAAATGGTAGTCACCCTGTCGAATGGTGATACCATGGTTCATCCCGCATCAGCGTTCACTGGTGCTGCGCTTCTACGCAAGCCTCGCTTCGTGTACGGAGTGACGGACTATAACGGAAGTCAGCTTCCGCAAACCCCGCCTATTGACTACTACGTGCGCTGTCACTTTACGGACCAGCGATTCTTCGATATCGCCATGGGGTACGTGTCGGATCAGGCTACGTGGGTCAATACGCAGGCTGGAGCCAACCTCTGCGTGACGGCGATCACGACAGCTCTGGCTGCTGCTGCTTAACAGCTCGGTCGATCTCCACGATCACTTCTGAGATGGCGTTCATGGCGCCTTCTAGCAACGCTACCTTTATGTAGTCGGACGCCGTTACGCGCTCCTCTTCGTCAACGGCTTTCGACCATTGCGCCGACACGTCTGCCAGCTTTGCGTTCAGTAGGGCCTTGATGCTCTGTGTGTCCATGTGATCTGGTGGTTAGTAAAAGTACATACTATATCACAATGGACCAAAAAAAGACGTAACTCCCTGAAACCCAGAGAGTTGCATTATCTTTGTGTGGACAAAGAGACACAAAAACAAACAAACCTCATAAGTCATGCTCGTACAATTCACTGTTACTGGGGAGATCATGGACACCGACAAGGCGACGTTCCAAGCGTCCGCCAATGGTCCTTGGCCTATCCCTGCCATCACTACCCCCTCTGGCTATACGCCTGTTCAGGGTACTGAGACCAACCGCCTCGGCGTGCTCGGCCTCGGTGGTAACTATCTGGCTTGGTTCACCAGCGCAACTGGAACCGCTTCGCCTCGCGCTAAGTGGGAGTTCACCAACGCTGCTGCTGTTGCCACTGGTATCACGAAGATCACGGACGCTCTCACCGCTGGCGATGCATTCGTTACTGTGACCGCTGCTGGCGCGTAACCAGATCCATCTAACACAAGAAAAGGGGCCTTCTGGCCCCTTTCTCTTTTCAGTACATTTGTCACATGTTCCCAGACCTACGCAACCCGGACCCAGATAGGGATAAGATCGACCGGAGGAATGTTACTCAGCAGGACTTGGTCAACTCATTCCTTGACATCGACAAGGCCATCTCCCGTTTCATGGAGACCGCTGACAGCCGCTTCGGACTCTTGCTCAATAGGCGCATCGACGACCATGTTGCCTTCTGCGAGGACCTGAAGCGCAGGGTCAACGACATCCGCAGGGGTCTCAACTCCCTCGACTGAGTCAATGATGTTCGCGCTCTGGTTGAGCTGATTGATGACGTGCATCGCGTCCATGGGGTACGTGAGCAGCATGTTAGCGATGATACTACGGATCATGTCCTGTCCACAGAACGGGTAGTAGGTGATCTGATCTACCCCAGCAGGGGCTGCGATGAATGTCTGGATCCTGTGCTTCTTGGCGTGCTTGTGCGCCTGCTCCAGAAGGATGTTCAGCTTAGTAATAGCCTGCGCGTAAGTGGTGTCAGGATGCCCACGGCGCTTGCTGTGGATGATCTTCATTGGCGCTTCTTGGTTGTCTGTTGTGCTCATGCTGCGAAGGTACTAACTTATTCTATGAATATCAACGGCCCCCGAAGGAGCCGCTGATACCGAACCAACAACAAGGACAACAACAGGTGCAAAGATACGGCTTACCCGTAGATCTCAATCGCCTCTGCGCTGAAGGATGGAGTCTGTCCACCGATCTTACCGATCACTGTTTCCAGTGCGATAGGGTTCGGGAATGTGATCGTGACATCCTTCTTGGTCTTTGACAGCGTGGTGACAACAGCGTTACTGCCATTGATCTTCACGTCGCCATTGCTCATCACGCGGATGGCGGAGTTCAAGTAAGACCAGTCCGGTGAGCTGATGAACGTACAGCCCTTCAGGATAACCTTTGTCGCAGTGACCGTGGTGGGAAAGATGCTGTTAACGTGCGTGGTTCCAGTCCCGGAAGCCAAGCGTTGCAACCCACTCCACCCGGTGTCATGCGCCGTGGCGTTGACGGTTGTGCCCGTCTTTAGCTTGGTGATATCCGTACCATCGAAGCTCGTGCTCCACTTCAGTGTTGGCGTAACAGGCGGAATAGGATCCGGTGGAATGGGGTTTGGGTTGGGCGGGGTTACCGGGGCGTTGCTTGTTCCAGTAACGTCACTCCACGTAGGCAGCCCGTTGACTCGATCGAACGAACCGATGGGTTGACCTGTAACTGGATTCAGATAACCAAGGGGGTTCTGGTGCGGAGCCGCGATCACGGTTGCTTGTACTGGCCAGCTATCCATCGTACCTCCATTGACAGAGGACCAGCGGAACTCCTGAATGCCGCTGATGTACCCATTGTCGTACAGGTAGGTCTTCTTGTTGACCGTATCATGCAGGATAGAAGCTACACCAGTGAACGCACGTACGCTCAGGTTGTCCACCTTGATGTGACTGGTATTCACGTCTGGCTTCACGAAGAACAGCGAGTCCTGATACGCTCCTGTTGCGTGGCTGATCGTACCAATGTGTACGTCGAACTCACCCTCCAGCTCAATGTGCTGACGCTTCCAAGTCCGGCCAAGGTCTTTGGGCGTTACAGCCCACTCGGACTTGATAAGGTCGATCTCCAGCGCACAGGTAGCCGGACGGCCGTAGCCGCCAATGGACTGGATCAAACGGGGGTTATCATCTCCGCTAAGTACACCGATCTTAATGGCTCCGCCCCCCATGATCTGGAGACCAGCGGTCGTGTTGCTGAATACCGATACTGTGCCGGGGGCGTTGAACGGGGTGCCGCGAGGAACCCGAACGCCTACGTCGCAGTAGTGAGCGAACACGCTGCACATCTCTGACGCCTCACCAAAGTCCCATGCCTCGAATCCTACGACGAATTGGTTGTTAGGGTTGCGCCAATTACCGGCACGGCCATTGATGCGCATGGCGCCCTCGAACCTAGTTCCTTCTGAGTAGGCTAGGACGTTGTCGCTGCCTCCGTGGTAAGCCCGGAACAGGATGCGGTCCTTGTTGGCATTGAAGCCCATCCATGTCTCGGACCAGTTCATCAGCTCGAAGCCAGCCTGCTCTGAATTGTAATCATCGTTGCCCGGGCCAGCGTTGGGGAAGCAGTATGTTCCGTAGGCGTAGTCCAGCGGTACGTTGATCCACCATGCTCCGGATGGGGCGATGATCTTATTGCGAGACAAAAGCAGCCCGCGAGTTCCGGCGGATGGAGCGTGGGTTGCGCCTCGCCACAGTGCGTCCGTCCATTCGATGTTATAGATGGCGATGCTCATAATTTGCGCATCAGTGTATCCATCCAGACGGAATGCGCGGAACGCATCTGGGTATCTGGCAGCAGCCGTTACTGCGTCAGCAACGATCTCGCTGAGTCGTTTCTTTCGGTTGGCAGGCACAAGAGTCGTGCTCTTGCTTAGGTCTATGGTCTGCGATGTACTCATGTCAGTCAAGGAGTTCGTCCATGTCGTCGTCCAGCTTGCCAAGCTTCTTGAGGATAGCACTCTCTTCGTCAGTGATCTCACCGCC